ATGGGATGGAATACTTGGAAATCTATAGGTGAAAAACCTTTACCAGGTAGATTAAATGTGATACTTTCTAGACAGCCTAGAATTTTGCCTAGATCTAAAGATATAAAACTAATACATAATTTTTTAGATATAAATAAATTTAAAAATCCATATGTAATAGGTGGTGGTAGTGTATATAAAGAGTATTTGCCAATGGCAAATAAGCTGTACATTACTAATGTGTATAAAGATGTATATGGTACAGGTTGTATATATTTTCCAGTTATAGATAATAATTGGGAAGCACTCAGTAGAACGGAAATGTTACAATCTTGTACAGGATTATATTATAGATTTTCAGAATATGCAAGGATTTAAATACGTTGAATGGAAAAAAGAAGTTGAAGACGCATTTATAAATTATGCTGGAGTTAGTGCACAAGAGTCTATAGCCGGTACTATATTATATCAGTATTTTAAACTAGGATATGAGCCAATAGATGTCGTTAAAGAAATTTCAGAAAAAATTGACGCTTATGGAATTTATTAAATGGAAGAGAGAAGTAAAGTATTGGTTGGTGAAAGACCATAAATTAGTAGAAGCACCAAGTCTTATAGAAAACTATAGATTTTTTAGAAATAATATACCACCAAGAGATGCAGCGGTATACTTAAGTAATATTATATATTATAGAGATTTAGGAATTTAACCTTGATTTATTTTACCCATAAGTGCTATAATATCTTATACTGAAAGGAGAAGCATATGGGTGAGAGATTCTACCTTCAGCAACAGCAATACTTTGGTAAAACTAGGTATAAAAAGTTGACTACAGGAGAACTTAAGGTGCGTAAGTCGAAAGCTGAGTTGGTTGCAACTGTTAAAACTCTTTTAGATGCCGAAGTACCAGGCCTTGATAAGTTAACTATAGCATCTTTGGAAGCACTTATTCAAGCTATTAAAGATTATCAGAGGACTCATTAATGATTAAGGAATTTATCTATAAAAAACCCGAAGGTGAAATTTCTGAGCGATATGTTTGGGAAATTCATCCTGCTAGTGATAAAATGCTAGCTATTGATCTTTCTGAGTTTGATGAGAAAGATAGGGCTTATTATGTTGAAGCTCTAACTGATATTTATGAGCTTGTAAAAGAAGATATTAAACAGCTTGGACTAAGTTCAAATTATAGATATTTTAGGAAGGATAGGATTGTGTGAAAGCGTATAGAACATTGGTATTAAACGCAGATTTTATACCATTGCATCTTGTGCCACTATCTACTGTACCATGGCAAGATGCAATGGTACTTATTTTCCATGGTAAAGCAACGGCTATTCAAAACTATAGTGATTTTGCTAGAACCCCCACAACGGAATATAGAATTCCAAGTGTTATAGTATTAAAGAACTACAAACACTTTAATAAAAAAGCAAAACTAAATAAATTTAATATCAAATTAAGAGATGAATTTACTTGTCAATATTGTGGTAAAGTACATTCACACAAAGCATTAACTATAGACCATGTAACTCCTAAATCCAAGGGAGGAAAAAATTCCTGGGATAACTTAGTTACTGCATGTAAACCATGCAATCATTCTAAGAAAAATAAAAGTTATAGTCCAGTAAAAAAGCCTGTGGCTCCAACTTATTTTGATTTAGCTAAAAAATTATATAAATATGAGTCAATTAGAAATAATGATTGGCTCCCATATTTGAGATTCTAATGGAAAGTATAGAAAATTTAAAAGAGAATATTAGAAAGCTAACTATAGAAAGAGATAGTTTAGAGCTACAAGTATCAAATCTTTTAGCAAAAATAAAAGCAGACACTAACATTTTAGATGAAGCTAAAATGTTACACGATACTGTTCCAAGAGATTTTTTTGTTACAAATGCTGCTGAAGCATTTTTAGTTGGCGAAAAAGAGCTAGAAATTATTAATTTACTAGACGATAAGAGTATAAGGAAATTTTTAGAACATTCCTTAGATTTAACTATAGATGAAAATAATGATATATTTTTAGGTAAAAAACTTATAGGAACAGCAAAAGATGAAAGTTTAAAAACATTCTTAAAAGAATTGGTACCAGTATTGCCATATATGTTCAAAATATATACTAGGTACTATCATTTTTCAAACTTATGTTTGGACATAGATATAAAATATAATTATTTAGGAAAAAACTTTCAGCAAAAAATGCAGGGAGAGGAATTATTTAACAGATGAGAAATATAATAGCTAGTCTTATTATATTTTTCTCTACTATATCAGACATACGCTCAGAGCAGCAAATTGAGTACACTGAGATAAAGCCTTATATAATAGAAAAGTATGATGTTGACTTGCTTTTATATACAAAGGTTTTATTAGTAGCTAATGCTAATAGTGGTCCAGTATTTAAGGCCAATGATATATTAGCAATAATTGGAATAGAATCCTCGTGGAATCCAAAAGCAAAATCTTCGCATGGTGCAATTGGACTAACACAGATAATTCCAAAGTATTGGAAAGTTGACCATAAAATTGAAACACAAGTAGAAACTACTTATAAAATATTAAATGAATATTATTCAGAATTAAAAGATAAAAATAAAACGATAATTGCTTATAATTGTGGCTTAACTAACTTTAAGCAGGGGAAATGTGGTAAAAAGTATTTAAGGAAATTTAATAAGGAATTAAAGGAGATTGAAGAAAATGAAGTTTAATAAATTGATTTATGCTATGCTAATGATTAGTACCTCTGCACTAGGAACAAACAATGGGAATAATGGGAATAGTGGCTCGGATATTGATATTGGCAACAGTCTTAGCAATTACAGTCGAGTTGATGTACAAAGCACAAGTATTGGTATAAATAGTAATACAAATAAGGCTTATGGAGGAAATGCTAGAAGTAATTCTAATAGTGTTTCTAAAAGTAAGTCTGTTGCTACTGGTGGTAATAGCTACGCTACTGGTGGTAATGCAACAAGTTCAGCATATAGTGGAGGAAATACACAAAGTGTTTCTATTGTAGAAAATGGAAATACTCATTATAGTGGTTCTTATGATGTAAGAACTGTTGGTAATGCACCAGATGTTGTATCATATTCAACAGCCCCATGTAGGGTAGCTATTGGTGCATCTGGAGGCTGGTTGGGTGGAGCTTTTGGTTTTACTGGATCAGTATTAGATGAAGGATGTGATATTTGGCGTGATGTTGTAAATCTTACAGCACACAATTATAAAGAAGCCGCAGATATGCGGCTTTGTGATAAGCCAGAGCTAAAGAAAGTATTAACGCATTGTAATGCTATGGGATATGATACCAATAAGGAAAAAATCTCTAGTCCATTTAATGTGCATTAAAACTTTAAACTTGAATAGTTTTGGTATTTATTGATATAATATTCTTATAAATTGAGAATACGTCCCCATCGTCTAACGGTTAGGACATTAGCCTTTCAAGCTAAAGATTGCGGGTTCGAATCCCGCTGGGGACGCCATTTTTAAGGTAGTAGATGAAAAAATTAGTCTTGCTAATAGCACTAATTCCATCTATTGCACACTCAGAGTGTAAAGTAGATGAAAAGAGTGCTATCTATAAAGAAGTACCAGCATACAGACTACAAGGAAGAGTAGCTCAAGCTTATATTAAAGGTGATAAGCATATAATTGAATATAGCGCGGAAGTAAAATATTTACCAGAACCTCTTAAAAAGCATATATTAGCACACGAATGTGCTCATCATAGACTAAAGCATACATCTATGCCAATGGCTTATGATTTAGATAAGTTTGAGTTTGAGGCAGATTGTGATGCTATAAAACAATTAAATTGGAATAGTTCTGATATTTCTAATTTAGAAGATATTTGGCGAAAAGTTTATCCATCAGATTATGTAGATTCTAGAAGTGGGTCCTTAAAGAAATGTTTGCCTCCGAACTAAAAAATATTATAGATCAAAGCTGTAATTCACATTTAATATGGCACAGGTCTTCTGGTGATGGTATGACAGTACCTCCAGAACTAAAAATATTAGTTCCATATTATAGAGAAGATGGTACCTTTTATGGATATGGTGAAGCATTTGCTTATTATGATCCTTTAGTAGGTGGATTAATTATAGAACAAATACCAATGGGACAGTAGCTCAACTGGTAGAGCGGCAGCCTGAAGAGCTGCGCGCAGCAGGTTCGACTCCTGCCTGTCCCACCAAAATGGGCCTTTAGCATAACGGTTAATGCAGAAGACTCATAATCTTTTGATTGTAGGTTCAAATCCTACAAGGCCCACCAATATGACAGACAAAATTAAGAAAATAGATTGGGAAAAATTCAAAGAGTTTCAAGAACTATTTCAAAAAGCTATGAAGGAGTATGAAGAGGAATCAGAAAAATTCTGGAACTCTTTATCAATGGAAGACCAAATAAAAGTATTTTGTGCAGTTTCTAGACGTATATATGATGGTGATGTAAGAGATAATGGGACCTATAGATACGTTCTATATGATGTATTTGGTTTTGATGAATCAGCATATGCCGTAGCTCAAGTGGCTGGATATTTAGAAATTCATAACCTAATAGGTGATGGCATTGAGTATAACAAAGGGAAACTACATGAGATCGAACTACTGGAGTAATTCAAAGATTTCTAAGTATCTGCGGTCTAAAGTTGGCATTGAAAGTCCAGAAGCGCTAACTTGGAGTGAATGGAAAGATTGGCGTAATAATTATAAAATTACTAGCCCTAAAATGTATTGGTTTACAGAAGAACTTTTTGATAAAATTCAAAATGTAGTTAATTTTATTCCAGATAAGTTATATGATATTAAATATTATCTTAGGAATAGGTTTGTAACTAAAACTCATTACTTGAAAACGGGGCTAAAACTAGGCCATTGGCATGAGTTAGATGATAGGATTCTTCATGGCTTATTTAATGAGCTAGTGGACTTTGTAGAAATAGAAAAAGCTTGGATGTTTGTTGTATTTGATGACAAAGCTTTTGCAGAATATAACTTTCCTAAATCATTTAGAAATAGGTTTCTACGTTGGAAGCATTTCAGATGCCCAGAAGCCGGTATAGCTCATTTAAATTGGGAAGCATGTTTAGAGGATAGTGAAACACAATCAAATACAGCTAAAGAAATACTTTTTCTGTACGATTGGTGGAAAAATATCAGGCCAAATAGACCAGATCCATATGAGCTATCTGGATATGATAAGTTAGATCATGAATTTGATGATAATCCAAAGCCAGAAGTATATAAGGCTTTAGAAAAAGTTAATGAAATTGAAATTAAGTATAATGATGAAGATACAGAAATGTTAACTTCACTAATTAAAATTAGAAATAGTCTTTGGACATAAGGAGATAAATATGAATAAGTTTATTATAGCAGGATTGATTACTATTGTTGGTGTAGCAGGTTGTGCAACTCGTGGCTCAGTAGAGGAAGTTAAGGGAATTGCACTAGAGGCGCAGCGTAAGGCAGATGCAGCAGCACAGTGCTGTGTTAATACCGATGCTAAGATTGATGCTATGTTTAAGAAATCAATGATGAAGTAATATTATGCCAATCTATAAAATAGAAACTGTTTCACTATTTAAGCATGTGTATTTTATAGAAGCTAAAGAATTAAGTCACGCTTTAGATGAACTGCTTTGTGCAGAGGTAGAAGAGACAGATCAAGTTCATTTGGACGAAACTGTCTTCTCTACAAAGCGTGTTTCTTTAGAGGAGTTTAAAGAGTCATTAACAGATGCTATGAATGGGTATATGGGAATGGCTAATATCCATAGAATTGATTATGGAAGAGATAGATAAAATTAAACAAGAAATAGAAGATATTAAAAAGCAATTAAAAGAATATGAAGAAGTATTCATAGCTTTATTTGGATTAGCTAACTATACTATAGCTAAAACTATTTACAAGAAAAAAGACTAGGGGATTTGTGTAACGGCAGCACTGCAGACTTTGACTCTGTAAGTCCAGGTTCGAATCCTGGATCCCCTTCCAGGAATAAAAATGGTAGAAATTTTAATAACCTTTTTAACCATAACTACAATTTTTCTTGTTATGGTAACAGTATTATATTTTTTAAATGCAAAATGAACGAATTAATTATTATACTTAGTATTACTATTATAGTAATACCATTATACTTATACATTAGAGATAAATTCTCCTCGTAGTTCAATTGGATAGAGCAACGGACTTCTAATCCGTAAGTTGAAGGTTCGAATCCTTCCGAGGGGACCAATTAAGCTTCCATGGTGTTAAGGGCCAGCATGTCGTCCTTCCAAGTCGAAGGTGTCGGTTCGAATCCGACTGGAAGCTCCATTATTTATTATACTTAGGAGAATATTATGGGAAAATTACACGAACTACTAGCCGTTGAAAAGACTAAGGTTAATGCATCTACTAAGCTTTTAACTGATACTGTACACAAATTTAAGAAGCCAGAATATTTTTCTGGTCATGTAAAGTCACTAAAGATGATTGAGGATTCTGAGCAGAATCGTGCTGTTCAAGACAGTGCTTATGATGTTCGTAATCTTCCAACTACTGTTGTAGAAACTCTAGAATATGCACTTAAGTTTTGGGCAGACTCTGAAAATGTTCTATATCAAAAGAACAAGACAAATCAGTATGCAATGGCTGATTTAATGTATAACGGAGAAGTAGTAGCAAAGGATGTTCCAGTAGATGAGTTACTTGGTTTAGAAACAAGACTACAGACACTTCGTAGTGTATTTGATGAAATGCCAACTCTAACTGCTGCTGTCAAGTGGACAGGGGATTGGGATTCTAATCGCCGCGGCGCTTGGATGGCAGTTAATCCAGAAGTAACAACTAAGACTGAGCGTACTACTGTACCAGTAGTTTTATACGATGCTACAGATAAGCATCCAGCTCAGGTTAAGGAATCTACAGTAGATCGCACTGTTGGTACATTTACGTTACAGAAGTATAGTGGCGCTGCCACTTCAGCAGAGAAGGCTAAGGCAATAAATATTGTGGATAACCTTTTAGCAGAAGTTAAGCAAGCTCGTATGCGCGCTAACAGTGTAGAAGCTAATACAGATACTATTGGCGAAAAGCTAGTAGGTATCATAATGGATGCATTTAAGTAAGATTTGAGGCAAATTTATATTTATAGTCAGTGCTTACATTTTTTCTTGTAGGTTCGAATCCTACCCGTCCCACCATCTATGGGAGGGTGGCGAAATTGGCAAACGCTTGCACACAATGCAATGAAAAATGGCACATTATCGTATAACTGTGTTATCGTATAGCCTCAACATTATTATCTTGAACGGTTTGCTAAGAATAGTATAAAATATAATTATTAAATCGAAATGATTTAATAACCATAAGTTCCTGGTTCAAGTCCAGGCCCAGTCGCCAAAGTGTATTAATTTAGTATACTTTGGGGCTGGGTAGCTAAATGGTATAGCAAATGGTACTAGACTATATTTGAAATATATATTTACATCTTTATAATAACGTATTTTAGTACTAGACCTAGCAAATGGACCTAAAATCCGGGTATTGCTGATGGGATAGGCTACATCCCACAGCAATACCTCTAATAAATATTTTTACAGTGTTTATTAGAGGTATTGCCATCGTAGCCCAATTGGCAGAGGCGTTAGCCTTAGGAGCTAAACAGTGTCAGTTCGAATCTGACCGATGGTACCAATTTACGGCTCGTTAGCATAGTGGCTAATGCACTACCCTGTCACGGTAGTTATCATGGGTTCGAGTCCCATACGAGTCGCCAGTTAGTGTGGCCCTGGTGTAATGGTAAGCACGAGAGGTTGTGGCCCTCTCGGAGACGGTTCAAATCCGTCGGGTCACCCCACAGGAGAGAAATGGGTATTTTCAAGTGCTCGTTATGTAAATTAGCATTATTAAATTTAATTATAGCATATGGAATGACCTTAGGATATTTAATTTACTTTGTGATAATATTATGATAAAAGCTATTGTAGAAATTAAAGACAGAGACGGACTTATTTTATATAAAAAACAATTAAATTTAGAAATGGATTTTTATGATGGCTTTATAATTATAAAAGATATAAAAAATATAAAGCTAAGAATTGATGGCATTCCTAAATCTGTCACTATATTAGATAGATATTTTGAAAAGCCAGTAATGTTCTTTAGTATTGATTCTAATCAATTTGTTAAGCATAATGAAGATTTAAACTTAGCTAGTTTGAAATGTGAAGTTGATCCATATTAATTGGAAGGTTGCTAGAGAGGTTAATAGGCCGGTTTGCTAAACCGTGACGACCGAGAGGTTGCGTAGGTTCGATCCCTACACCTTCCGCCAACTGAGAATATTATGATTACAGTTACAAATAAAGTAAAAGAATATACTTATGATGATTGTGAAGAATATCTAATTATCAAGAGTCATTGGAATTCTAGTGATAAAATAGTATTACAAATAGGCTCTGATGATAGAGTGTATTATGCTAAAGATTTAATTGCAGCCATTGAAAATGCTAGGAATGTGGCACGATATTAATTCGTAGACGGAGGTGCCTTTATAGGTATGAGGCTAGGGAAGAGCCGAGTAGGATATCGGGGTTGAATTGACAACTACAAGCTACGTTGAGCCTAAGCAGCGGAAAAACGAAGACAAATCCTTGATACGTTTTTCATATGAAATCCGAAAAGTGCTGCAAAATTTTCCCACAATATATGCCCCTGTAGTATAGAAGTTCTGTACGTTCGACTGATAATCGAAAGGTGTTGGAGCGTTACCAGCCGGGGGCACCAACTAAGCTGGAGTGGTAGAAAGGCTATGCAACTGTCTGCAAAACAGTATATATGAGGGTTCGAATCCCTTCTCCAGCTCCAAAGCATAGCAGAGATGGCAGAACAAAAACAAAATGATAACTTTAATGAAGTATCTTACGGAGAAGTAGAAACTGGTAAATTTCCATTACCAACACGAAAAACTAGAAAAGAGATAACTGTTGGAGCTTTATTATTTAATGCTTTTATTATAGTACAAGTAGTATTTAATGGAAGCGCAACTAATACATTGCACGAATCAGCTTTATCCTGGTCTTATACTTCTAGTCTTATTTTAATAATGGGATATGTATTTGGTGCTGTAATGGATAACTTTAATGTTATGAGGAAAATAAAGTGAATAATGTAACAGATCTTCCACAACATAAAGAGGAAGAAATTGTTTATTCTTTATTTATAGAAAACCCTAAAAATCCTAATATAGGTGATACCATTCAGTTTGAAAATAGAGAACAAATGGATTCTTATATTGAAAAAGAAAAGCACTATACTAGAAACGAACTTAAAGCCCTATATAGAGCCATTAGTAGGTCAGAAAGAGAAAAAGCAAAAGCAAACTTAATAGCGGCTAGATTTTCATTTCTATCACAAGTTATTAAGGCTATGGAAGAAGACAATGAGGCAGGGTAAATATTTAATCATAGTTCCAAATTTTGTTACTGGTATAAGATCATATATTGGGTATCATATACCAAGAATGAAAAGATTTCATAGAATTAAAAGTACAGATGAATATTATATCTTTACCGTGAAAGATGGTAAGATAGTTAGATACACAGAAACATATAATGAAAGTAGCCCCATATGGACAAAGGTTAGATCCGTGCTTCGTTTGCAGAGGGTCTTTGGCTAAAATTTTTTGTAAGCATTGTGGAGGAGCCGGACAGTTACAGTTTAATGTTTGGCACATAGAGGACATAGAATATGGACATGGAACAGATGACAATTCTTCAGTTGTCAGTAGTATTAACAGGATCACTATTAACGACTCAAAAAATTGACTTGGAAGAAATTGAAGAAGTTGATAGAATAATTAAAGAATCAATAAGAATTGTAAGAAAAACACAAAAAGAATTAAACAGAACATAATTCCTAGGTAGTTCAGCGGTAGAGCAGCGGACTGTTAATCCGTTAGTCGTAGGTTCGAATCCTACCCTAGGAGCCAATATGCCAGTGTAGCACAATAGGTAGTGCAACTGATTTGTAATCAGTAGGTTGTGGGTTCGATTCCTATCACTGGCTCCAATAAGCCCTTGTAGCTCAGTGGAGTAGAGCAATAGTCTACGGAACTAAAGGTCGCGGGTTCAAATCCTGCCGAGGGCTCCAATTAGGAGTATAAAATGCCTTGTGGAAGTGGAAAGAAAAAGCCAAGTGGTGGAAAAAAGAAACCTGGTAAGAAATAGCAAATAAAATTTAAGCTTGATCTCGCAAGGTCTTTATTGCTATAATATTTATATGAAATGAGGAAAGCTCATTTCAAACAAAGCAAAGAGAACTGATTAGTACCTTTGCCGGAGTGGCGGAATGGTATACGCAACGGACTTAAAATCCGTCGGGGTTTCCTCATGTGGGTTCGAATCCCATCTCCGGTACCAATAGCGAGTCTAATGGATCGCACTAGGAGAAAATAAAAATGACTGGTAATACTGGTTTTGATAATGAATTTTTTAATAAGTTTCTAGATAATTATTCTGTAGGAGTAAACTGGTTTCCTTCGATTGGAGTACAGGCAGGAGTTACTTATCCTCCATACAACATATTGAAATTGAATAATGATAGCTACACAATCGAATTAGCAGTTGCGGGATTTAATAAAGAAGATATTAGCATATCTGAAGATAAAGATACATTGATTATATCTGGAGATATGAAAGCTCCTACACAAACAGATGTAAAGTATTTACACAAAGGAATTGCTGGAAGAAAGTTTAAAAGAGAATTTGCTTTAGGTAAGAATATTAAAGTTCTTGATGCAAAGTTAGATAATGGAATTTTAAGCATTAGTTTGGTGGATGAACATCAAAATAATGTGAAAGCTATACCTATCCTATAAGGAATAGGTATGTGGTAGGCATCAAAATTGGTGATGTCAGTATAAGGGCGAGGTGGGAGCCACTTATACAACTGTGGGGACCTAGTGATAACGGGAGCACGTCTGCCTTGCACGCAGAGAGTCGGGGTTCGATTCCCCGGGCCTCCACCAAATCACTTTTAATAAACTGACTGCTCATTCCAACTCAGAGGGATCTTGCTAGTTCAAAATACTGAACATACTAGGTAGACTTCAGTTGAGGACTAAACTTTAACTATAAAATTGGCCAATAAAGGTTAAAGTAACTTGTTTAGCTACAAGTGGTAGTAAACAGTCAGTTTATTAAAAGTGATAGGAGATAGATATGAAATGGGTTGTATTTATGGATGCTGGAGCTGCTGGTACTTCTGGTGAAGATTATTTTGAAGCAGATACCAAAGAAGAAGCAGAACGTATAGGTTGGGATATAGCTGTAGATTGGGCACAATCATACTACGATGTTATAGAAGAAGATCAAGAAGATGAGTATGGTGATCCTGACGAACATTACATGGTAGATTTTATCTATACTTCTGATATAGGGTGTTCAGTAGAATTATATGATCCAGAGATACATGATTAAGGAAGTTTAGCTCAGCGGGAGAGCGTCGCCCTTACAAGGCGAGGGTCGTAGGTTCAAATCCTACAACTTCCACCAGTTTGTGGTTGCTACGGTGTCGGTAAGCCGGTGTGGTAAAGTATAACGAGTCCACATTAGGAAACATTTTATACTCTTTTCCGTACTATCTGAATTTCAGATCAACCACAATCTATTTTAGGACAGGTGCTCGAACGGAAAGAGGTGTGGCTGTAACCCACAAGCATGCTAGTTCATTGGAGGTTCAAATCCTTCCCTGTCCACCAATTTAATTCCGTTAGTCATAAAATAAATCCTTGACAGATAGTGGGACAAAAGGTGCAAGACAAAACCCACTGAATCTATCCTTCTTGCACGGTGTAGGACGGAATTAATAGTTTTTGCCTCTATAGTGTAATGGTCAGCACGCGAGTCTTATAATCTCGATTTCCGCCAGATTAGCGGGTAGTCCTGGTTCGAATCCAGGTAGAGGCACCACATAGTAGTGTATTAAATTCTCAGTCTGACGTACACTACTATTTAATGACTGAGTAAAGTGCTAGTGTATTTGAAAACTTACGGTGATGAAACTAGCTTAAACCGTCTAATTTTGGGAGCATAGTTCAGTGGCAGAACATCTGGCTTTTAACCAGTCAATGAAGGTTCGATTCCTTCTGCTCCTACCAATTTAACTGCGGGGGTTCAAGCGAACGGGAAGGTCTCATAAGCCATCCGAGGAGGGAGCGTTACCCTCTCCCGCTACCAATTTACGTGCCTGTATTAATAGCTTAATTATATATAAGAGCAATCATAATAGATGACAAACATGAAAGAGAAAGGCACAATTAATACAGGCACACATGAAATTATTATATCTTGATCTTGAAACAACGGGATTAAATCCTAATGAAAATGCAATAATAGAATTATCTGGGATTCTTGAGGTAAATGAAAAACCTCAGGAATCCTTTTCTATTTATATGAGACCAGATACAGATCAAATAATTAATTCAGATGCACTAAATGCAATAGGATTAGATTTAAATACAATTGAAAGGTATCCTTCACAAGAAATTGGATATAGTAGATTTATAAAAATACTAGAAAAATATGTAAATCCGTATGATAAAAATGATAAACTATTTTTAGTTGGATATAATATACACGGATTTGATGTACCATTTTTAAGAAATTTCTTTGAAAGAAATCATAATAAATATTTCGGGTCTTATTTTTATCACCCAAGTATTGATGTAATGTTACTAGCAAGTTATTTCTCAATGAGACAAAGAGATAACTTACCGAATTTTAAACTGCCAACTATAGCAAAGTCTCTAGGAATATCAGTAGATGATGCAAGATTACATTCTGCACTATATGATGTAACAATTACTAGAGATATTTTCCTACTTATAAGACAAGAATATGTTTGCTAGCCTATATGTAAAAATTGGTTTATTAGTTGCCGCATTAGCTATTTTTTCACTATCCATTTTATTTGTTTATAACAAGGGATATGATGCAGCAACATTGGAATACGAAAAGAAAATATTAGAAGAAGAAGCAAAATGGAAAGCAAAGATTGATGAGTTAAACTTAACTAACGAAAAGATATTTTTAGCATATGAAAATCAAAAGAAAGAGACACAAAAGATTAAAAATGCTAAAAGACAGGAATTACTGAATTATGTGGAAAACGACCCTTCTTTTGATACCATTATTTTTAATGATGACGTCCTGCGCAGGCTCAATGGGAACTAAGCCAGAGCTAAGCAAAATACAAGTAAAGCCAGAGCTTCTAGAAGAGTGTATAGATCCTCCTAAATTAGTTAGTGGAGTTATGGGAGAAGTAATAATTTATATACATGATATTAAATACGCCTATACTATTTGTAAAGCTAAGCATAAAGCATTGTCAGACACAATAAAAGAGATTATTATTAAATGAAAATTAATATTGATGCAGTAATTCTTGCTATATTAATATTTGTATTAATAGTAATATTTTCAAATATTGACAGTTGTAAATTTCCATATATTTTTTAGGAGAATGGAAGGTTATCTAGTCGGGGAAACTAGCCTAGTCTTGAAAACTAGTGGAGCCTTGATGGCCAGGGGTTCGATTCCGCCAACCTTCCGCCAATTTATGAAAAATACACTAATAGTTAGACGAGAATACATCTCTAATGATGTTATAGACATTTTAAATAGACCGGCAGGATTAGCTAGTATAGAATCAATAGATAATGGGCACAGCTATATTATTAATTTTAATCCTAATACTACGGAAATAAGTAAGTATAGGGAAAACATGAAAAAGTTAATAGAAGCTAAAAATGTTACCATTGACGTTACTAGTATAGATAAAATTATAGAAGGCTTAATACTATCTAACTTGGCCACTTTCTATGGAAATGTATATACAGCTTTAATGAAGGAAGTAGTAAATCAATATGTTGGTAAGAACATAGATAATACTTTTAGTGTGTCAGATCTAGCTAAGGTACTTTCAAAAATATGAACAAATCCTTTTTTATACTTATTATGTTGTTGGGATCAGCAAACGCAGCAGATTATACAGTTGAAAAAACTTATAAAAACAGCTATAATATATATGATTGGAATACTGGAAATACATACTATGGAAAGTACAATGGGAAACGGATGACAAAAATTTATCCCAAAACTATTGTAGATAGTGAAAATGTTTTGTATCCAAGAAGTTATGAGATAAAAGGTTATAGTGAGTCTGGCCCCTATGATGGTGGCCCCTATGACTGATATACTCATATATTTAGCTGGATTGTCAGTATTATTTATAATACTAATAGTATTCTTCTATTTGATACTATATCTGCTAGTGAGCGAATAAAATGTATTGTGTATTAAATACAATTACAACATTAGTAATAACTGTAGGATCTAAAGAAGACTGTGAGTTGTTTATTAAACAAAATCCTTCATATGAAAAGTTTTGCAAAGTTATGAAAGTTGTAAACGTTGAAGGTGAGGTAATTCCTTACGATGAACATTTTTCTTCTGGATATAGATTGGCAAATAAACGCGACTTATCATGTTGATAAACATGTAGTTAAAATGATTTTAGAAAGTGCACAACTGCTATCAACTGCTGTTAGATTAAGTGGAATTGATGCTGGATATAAAGCTGCCTACAAGAATCATCCTTGTGCAATATGGACTAGGCAAAGTTTAGCGAATTGGAAATGGTTATACTATCTTACAGAAGCATTAAATGAAGAATACAGGTATAGATATAACAAAAAAGTAAATCATAAAAGCTATGATGTAGTAAAATCACTTCCAGTTCCAAATATAGAAGATATTGGTGTTACTCAATTTGCACAAGCAATGCCAAACTGTTATAAAAGTTATGATCCAGTGCAAGCATATAGAAATTATTATATTGGAGAAAAGAATCACCTATTTTCGTGGACTAAAAGAGAAGTCCCATATTGGATAAATGAGTCGTAGTAGTGTAACGGCAGCACAGTTGTCTCCAAAACAACTAGCCGAGGTTCGAATCCTTGCTGCGGCGTCACAAATGAGAGAAATATGCCAAAAGTACAATATTTACATAGATCACACATGGGATCATGGTACGTAGATTGTGAAATTTTACCTGACAAACATGAAAACCTTTATAAGATTAAATATTTAGATCCTGTAATTGAAGAAATAGAATATGCACTGGTTGCTAAATCAGAATTAAAATTCCCAGAATATAGTGAGTACATAATGTAACGGAGTGTAGCTCAGCTTGGTAGAGCAACTGCTTTGGGAGCAGAAGGTCGTAGGTTCGATTCCTATCACTCCGACCAATTCTAAAATAAATGGAAGCACAACACATATACATAATTTGTAAGGCATATGAAGATGGAAAGGTAGCAGCAAAAAAGCAGCAATTTTCAAATACAAACCCTTATAGTAAAAATACTGCTCCTTGGCTAGCATGGATATATGGCTGGGAATTTGGAGTTAGTAATTTTGTAAAAAAATACAACAATATTCATTAATATGCAATATCAAACATCTTTAAATACAAGAAACCCTATCTATAAAGACAGAAATGGAAAATATTACTTTTGGGACGAAAATTGGATGAATAGTTTTGGCCCATACCAAACAAAAGAAAAAGCAGAAAAAGAATTAGATAAGTATGTTAGGTACTTAAACGGCGAACTTTAAAAAATTGTTTTGACTTTTTCTGCTAAATATTGTATAATATATAAAATGAGAAATATAATTGAATTATGGAAACGATGGATAGCTAAAGTTAAAAGTGATAGCCTAATGGAAGAAATCAGAGCTTTAGCGTATCAGAAAGCAAAAGAACGAAATTTTGAACCAGGCCATGACTGGAAAGATTGGTTTGAGGCAGAAAAAGAAGTTGCTAGTAAATACTACAATAAGTATTGTGGTGTACTTTCTACTGATTGATACTATAGCATCTATATAGATAGCTGACTAGAGGGAAGTGGTAAGTAATGGCGTTGCCCCTAGGCCTTAATAAACAAGACAAAAGAGTACCATTATAGTATCAATCTAATATCACTGTATGAAGTTAAATTGATTGGTTTCGGACGCGAGTGCGATTCTCGCCAGCTCGGTGGAACTGGAAAATATTAAAATAGAATCACTAAAGCTCAAAAAAATACTCGAAGAACTAGCTAAGTGTTAGTGAGGAGTTATATGGCAATTATAAATGAGGATAATTTAGAAGAATTTAAAAATCATATTATTAATGGGAAAACAATTCCAGAATTGTGTGAGATTTATTCTTGTAAAAGGACAACTATTACAGCAGCTAAGAAAAAATATGGATTAATTGGTTTGTCTCCAAACTCTAAAAAAGCTGATAGAGAATCATATAGTAAAAAGTGTACTATTTGCAGTGAAGTAAAACCTCTATCTGAATTTTGGAGAAATGGTTATACTCCTTCTAATGAAGTAAAATATAAACCATTTTGTAAAGAGTGTGGAAATAGAGCAAAAAATAACCATAAACTATATTATATACAGGAATATTTACATTCTGTAAATAGAAAGTATAGCTGTGAAATATGTGGTTATGATAAAAATTATGCAGCGTTAGAATTTCATCACAAGAATCCTAATGATAAAGTATACACTATAAGTAGTATTTCATCATCTATGTCTAAAGAAAAATGTTGGGAAATATTAAGTGTAGAAGTACCAAAGTGTATAATACTATGTGCAAATTGCCATAGAGAGTGGCATAACCCGTTGTCAAATTCTTATAAAGACTAATCAACCAAGATTAGCTCCACCATAGTAGCTCTTAAAGGTTGTATTTGCTGTGGCGGCTATACAGCCAATTAGCTCGCGCCACGGGCTAGCAGACGAAGTTTCTGTAAGAGCTACTATGATGGGGCTGATCAGATTCGACGAAATTAAAAGAGATAATGGACAGTGCGTAAGCTAGACGTAATCTGCAAAAAACATAAACGCAAACGATGATGTTTATGACTATGCTATGGCTGCTTAAGCCATAACCGGGTTAAGCCCTACACCTGGGAACAGAAGTAGGGCACTAACTTAATATTATATAAAACATGAAATCAATATCTTTAAAAGAAGCTTATAATATTTTAGAGCAGCTATATCCAAAACATTTTAATATGTATAACTCTTATATCTTGAAGCAAGACATTGATAAGGATATGAGGGACTTGGAGAAGTGGGAAGAGTTATATGATATTATTTTAGACATTGAAAATACTTTTGGTGTTACTAAGATAGAAAATCAAATAGCTAAGCTAGAACAAATATTGCATTACTATGAGTGTTCTCTAGCAGAATTACCAAAAGAGTTCTCTATCATTGCTAAAGAAAAAATCAAAGATTTAAAAGCAGATATAAAGACATTAGAAGATAAATTAAATATACTACAAAATTCAACTATTTTTGAAATTTATGAGGATTTAGTAAATGAGTGATTGGACAGACGAACTAAAAGAGCAAGTTATTGAAGACTATGAGAATGCAGATCCTACTCCAGAAAATTCAATGGAGATTGTACAGGAACTTGCAGAAAAGTATGAAAAGACAGTAAATGGAATCCGAATGATTCTATCAAAGGCAGGAGTATATGTAAAGAAAACTCCAGCATCTAAGACCGCCGGTACTAAGGAAAAGGATAAGCCTGCTACTGCGCGAGTATCTAAGGAAAGCTCTATCAAGGCTTTAACTGATGTAATTGAATCCGCAGGATTGGATTTAGAACCAGATATTCTCAGTAAGCTAACAGGTAAAGCAGCAGTATATTTTACAGAACTTCTTGAAGAACTAATTAGGCAAAATGCGAAAAATTAGAGCTAAAGAAGGAGAGGATTTGTCTCCTTCAACAGTTAAGAAGGTTATCTCCCTCCTAGAGAGGGAGATAAATCCTATTTCTAAAAAAGAAGCATGTGAAATTCTACATATATCTTATAATACTACTCGGCTCAATAAAATTATTGAGGAGTATAAAGAAAGAGAGATATATGTAGCCAACAGAAAAAAGCAAAACCATCTAAAACCTATATCAGAATACGAAGTTAAGGAGATTGTAGAGTCTTACTTGGCAGGGGATTCTTTGTCCAAAATAGCTGAGAATGTATATAGGTCAATAGCTATAGTTAAAACAGTATTGGATAAATTCAATCTTCCAATAAGAAATAAATCTTATAGCTATTTCGATCCAGTGTATTTAGATAATGATAGTATGATTTCTGATGATTATAAAAGTGGAGATTTAGTATATAGTGCTAGATATAATGCTCCTGCTTTAATTGATAAGCTAGTACAAAAATCAGAAATACATGGTAATGTTTATAAATTGTGGATATATGGTGATTATAACCAGTGGGCTAATCAACCATACTATGAATTATCAGATTTAAGAGAAGCACAAAAGCTAGGAATTAAGTTGCCAGACTATACAAAAGAAGAAATTATGGCTTTAATTGTTGAAGGATTTAAAAGAGCTAAAAGGATTAATGATGATTAATAAGAGAAGCGCTATCTCAATGCTAAAGAACTTTGGTGATGCAATCATTGAATTTAAAGATAGAAGAGAGCCAATTTTATGCACAATTGAATTTAATAATAAGTATATAAAAAAAGAAAAGCGAGATATTAAACAAAATCTAAAGGGTGGCATTCTAATATTTGACTGGACAAATTATAAATATGACATTATTAAGGTAAATGAAATTTATTCAATTACTGCTCTTAGTGATATATTACAAAATAATCCACCAGAAGAAATACCGGCATATCATCATCAATTTAATAAGGTAATAGAATATGGCAAGCAAAACTAGCAGCAAGGGTCAAAAGGATCAGTATGCTAAGTATAAAACTGAAAAGAGGTGGGAAAAGAATAAACTTCTAAAAATGCAAAGGCATGCAAAGAACCATCCTAATGATACTGTAACTATAAAGAAACTAGAGCACATGAATTTTAAATACTGCAGGAGAATTCCTGGAGAGCACAAGCCCCCTAAAGCTAAGAGAATTAAGTGTTTTTCTGAAAGAAAATTTATTCCAGAATCTATTCAAAAACAAATTAATGATATTTGGGTATGGAACGTATCATAGAATTTCTTACAAGGTGTCAGCAGGCTTACTATAAAGGTGAGCCTCTCATCTCCGATGAAGAGTTTGATTATCTAGCTGAAAAGTACAACTTCTATGAAGTTGGTGCTGCTCCTATTGATAAAAAGGTAAAGCACTATTATCCAATGTATAGCCTACAAAAGTATTATAAAGAAGATAATAATACTCCTAGTTGGAATCCTACTGATATTGTTATTACTCCAAAATTAGATGGAGCAGCTATATCTTTAGTATATAGGCATGGACATCTAATGCAAGCAGCTACTAGAGGTGACGGTGAGACTGGTGAAGATATTTTTGAGAAAGTATCTTTAATTCCATCTATACCTAAAACTATACTTTATAATGGTTGGTTACAAGTAAATGGAGAAGTTGTAACTTCTAGTAATATTTTAAATGCTAGGAATTTTTCTTCTGGATCACTGCATTTAAAAGATATAGAGGAATTTAAATCTAGGGCAAATGATTTAATATTTTTTGCTTATGGAGTACAGCCTTATCTAGATAATTTTTATCTAGAAGATTTAAAGCAACTACGAACAAATGGGTTTTTGACAGTATTATTTGATGATACACTTGATTTTCCAAGAGATGGTCAGGTGGTAAGAATTGACGATAATAACACTTTTGAAGAGTTAGGATATACAGCTAAACATCCTCGTGGTGCATATGCACTTAAGAAACGTAGTGATGTAGCAGTTTTAGAGACTAAGCTAAATGAAGTAGTTTGGCAAGTTGGAAAAGGTGGAAAAGTTACACCAGTTGCTATATTCGATGAAATTGTTATTGAAGACGCAAAAATAACTAGAGCCACACTACATAACCCTGGCTTTATTGAAGAATTAGATTTGCATATAGGTGATACTATATTAGTCACTAGGTCGGGCGGTATCATTCCAAAGGTGATAGGGAAAATTTAAGCCTGCGCCGACCACAGTAAAAACATTCTCAAGTGTTACGTACTTACTAACTTAACAAAGTAAAAAATAGACTTGATAAATTAGTGTTAATTTGTTATAATATATAAAATGGAAAAAGTAAATATACCGCTGCAATGCCCGAGTTGTAACTCTACACTTGTAAGAGTTAACAATCAGTTGTTTTGCAAAAACCCCAATTGTAATGAACAAAGTATAAAGAGAGTAGCTAATTACGCTAAAGTATTAAAAATTAAAGGGTTAGGTGAAAAAACTATAGAAAAACTCGGGCTTACTTCTATCTCTGATATATACTCAGATTCATTTGATTGGGAATTGATTATAGGCTCAAAATTAGCACAAAAATTGGAAAAAGAGATAGAAGCTACGCTGTCTATACCGTTTTATAAGTTTTTAGCAGCTGTCGGAATTCCACTAGTCGGGCAAGCTGTGGCAAGTAAATTAAGTTTTGTTAGTGATCCAGATGAAATTAATTATGGAGTATGTAAAAAGGCTGGCATTGGTGACAAAGCCACTCAAAATATTCTTAACTGGCTAGATGACGAATACTATACAGAACTTATTAATTTGCCGATAGAATTTACCAAAGGTGAAACACTTGATAGTAGTAAAGCTATAAAGATTTGCATAACTGGTAAGCTACCTGGATTTACTAAAAGTGATTTTGCAAGCTCATTAGTAAAAGCTGGGCATAATGTAATAGTGGAAAATGATGTAAGTAAAGATATAAACTATTTAGTTTGTGAAACAAGAAAAGATTCAATAAAAGAACAAAAAGCTTTGAAATTGAATATTCCTATTTTATCATTAAAAGAATTTTTGGAGAAAATAAATGAGTAATTTACCCAAGTGGACTGAAGACAGAACTAATGAGCTAATTGAGTTGGTTGGTGACAACACTGATTTAGTTGTTGGATTAGATATTGTAGAGGAAGCAGCAGAGACTCTAGAGACTACTGCTCGCTCTGTAGCTGCTAAGCTTCGTAAGCTAGGATATGAAGTAGAGTCTACTTCTTCTAAGCATACTAAGTCTTTTACAGAGCAAGATGAAACAAAGCTACGTGCATTTGTTGAGGGTAATCCCAACGCATATACGTATGCAGAGATTGCGGCATATGTGTTTGATGACGCAAGTAAAGCTAGGCAGGTTCAAGGAAAGCTCTTGTCAATGGAGTTGACAAATCTCGTTAAGAAGACACCACCTAAGGAGATTAAGAAGGTATATACTGAGGAAGAAGAGCGTAGAATCGTAGCCCTTATGGAAAAGGGTGCCTACTTAGAGGATATTGCAGAAGCACTTGGAAAGCCTCTTAATTCTATCCGTGGTAAGGTTCTTTCAATTACTAGAGCCAATTCAGATTTGACTATGCCTAAGCAGAAGGAAAGCCATGCTAAGACACAGGCTGATCTACTTGAGGCTCTTGGCAATATCACTGATATGACTGTAGCTGAAATTGCAGAGAAGATTGGTAAGACCGAGCGCGGAGTTAAGACAATGCTTACTTATCGCGGTCTTGTAGCTAAGGACTATAATGGTGCTGCTAGAGCCGATAAAATTGCGGAAAAGAAAGCTCAGAGAGCTTAATTAGTCTTAACCTATAAGAGGCGGGATGGATTCAAGCTATCCCGCCTTTTTATTTTTAAAGGATAACTATGGATATAGGGGGATTAGTATTATTTAAGATTTTGTCTAATCCATCTGAGTCTATAGAAGCGTGGTCTAAAGTTAAGCTTTCTTTCTTTAACAACGAATATACATCTATATATTCATCAATAGTAAAATACTATAATAAATATGCTACTCTACCATCTTTTGATGACTTAGATATAGTTACTAGAGATGGTCTCATAAAGAGCAATTTAAAAGCATTATCTAAATTAGAGTATCCAGAAGATATATCATTAGATAGTGCAGTTGAAGCATTAATAGATGAATATACACAGACAGAAACACTAAAAAAATTAGATCAATTTCTAGACAGTATTACATTACTTGACTCAGAAGAAATAAAGCATGAGCTAGCTAATATACTTCTACATTTAGAGGAAAAAACACATACAAGCGAAAAAATATGTTTAATGAGTGATATTACTGTTTTAGAAGAAGAAGAAGTTTCTGCTACTCAAATACCTCTTGGATTTAATAATAAGTTTGATGCTGAAATACGTGCATCTACTAGTGAACTTATTATGATTGGAGGTATGAGAGGATCTGGTAAATCTAATGTTGCTCTAAATATCTATACTTCTCAGTATGAACAAGGAAACGTTGGTTTATATTTTTCTATTGAAATGAATAAAAGAGAAGTGTTTAATAGAACAATATCTATGTTAGCAGAAGTTTCAGCAGCTAAAATAAGAAACGGTAATTTGAATGACTTTGAGCTTAGTAAAATTGCTAAAGTACGATCACAAATGTTTAGTAATGCAGAGGAAGCATACCATCAGTTTTTAAAGGATAATGACTACAAAACATTTGAGTATAACCTTATAAGAAATTATGAATTAAAGAAAGATAATCAGCTAATTATTATAGATAATTCAAGATTAACATTGGCTGATATTGATATGAATATACAAAAGTTTAAAGCACAATTTGGAGATAAACTTAAAGTAGTAGTTGTAGACTATGTTAACCAAATAGAAATTGAAGATATATATAATTGGCAGCAACAAGTTACATTATCTAAGCAATTGAAAAAGTTTGCTAGAAAATATGATGTAGTAATGATTACTCCATATCAAATTAATAAAGAGGGTGAAGCTAGATTCTCTAAAGGAGTTTTAGATGCTGCAGATATAGCTATGGTTTTAACACCTGGAACTGATTATATTAAGTTTGATTCTACTAAAGTTAGACATAGTGCACCATTCTCTATAGCTTCTAATATGAATTGGGATATTCTAAAAATATATCCACAAGAATATATTGTTCAAGAAGAACCAATTAAAATGGCTAAGAAGAAAGAGCCTGAAAGAGGGCAGGAGGATATGCCATTTTGAACGTAGAAGAGTTACTAAATGATAAAAGTATACAATTTAAACACTCTGGTAATGATTTAATTGTTAGATGTTTAAATCCAGAACATGAGGATAAAAATCCATCATTAAGAATAGATAAAGTAACTGGTAAGTTTCATTGTTTTAGTTGTGGATTTTCTGGCAATATATTCAAGTTATTTAGAGTTAAAAATGATTTAATAAATGCTAAAATAGTGGAACTAAAAGAAAAAATATCTTCTTTTACAATATCTAAATTAAACATACCACTTACTGCCGACTATTTTGAGAATGAGTTTAGAGATATAAGTGGAAAAACCTATAAAAGATTTAAAGCTTTTAAAGATATCAATGATAAAGATTTTGAAGGAAGAATTGTATTTCCAATACTAGATCCATATGATAATATAACTGCCTTTCACGGTAGATATATGTATTCAAACGCAGATCCAAAATACTTAACTAAACCAGCAAAAACTACATTACCATTATTCCCTATTTATCCAGATGAAATTATAGACTCTTCAGTAATATTAGTAGAAGGATTTTTTGATATGCTGAATATGTATGATAAGGGATTAAAAAATACAATATGTACATTTGGTGTTAGTCTAGTATCGAAATCTGATAGAGGAAATGCAAAATTAAAGAAAAAATTTGCTCACTTAAAATTACAAGGAATATCAAAATTATACATTTTATTTGATGGAGATAAAGCTGGTAGAGAAGGAGCTTCTAAATTAAAAAATGCACTTAAAGATTCTTATAGTATAGAAATACTAGATTTAACTGATGGTGCAGATCCAGGCTCTTTATCACAAGAAGATGTGGACTCAATTAAAGAATACTTATATGACAAACATAGCGATAATAGATAAGTCACCAAGTAGTGTAAACTATTCCCAGTATTTTGATTTTCCTTTCGATATATACCACCTTACAGAAAATGTTGTAGAAAAAAGAATATTGAAAAAGGATATCACCTTAGATATTGATAGTATAGTAAAAGAATATAGCAAAATTATTTTGGTTGGCGCCGACGCAGCAAAACACGTTGGAAAAATATCTTCCGTGCTTACATTTCAAGGGCATCTAATAAATGATAAGTTCATACCTATAGTTAACCCATCTATGCTTACCTTTAAACCTGAAGGTAAGGCTGCATTTGATAATGCAGTAAAAAACATATATGATATACTAAATGGTGGAAAAAGTATAGACCATCTAAATCTTATTGCTATAGATGATGAAAATAGTGCTGAAGCTTATTTAACTAAAGTACTTAAAGAGTATTCAGATTTTATTGCTCTAGATACTGAAACATCATCATTTTATCCGCGTGATGGGTATTTACTTGGAGTATCAATATCTTATAAGGAAGATGAGGGTGCATACATATCTGCAGATTCAATAAATGAAAAAGTAGAAAATTTATTAAGAAAAATATCTGGGCATCCAGTAGTATTTCATAATGCAAAGTTTGATATGCACTTTTTAAAATATCATTTAAATTTGAGTTTTCCTAATTTTGATGATACAATGCTTCTACATTATTGTTTAGATGAAACACCTGGTACACATGGACTAAAAGAGCTTGCATTAAAATATGCAAACTTAGGTGACTATGAAAAGGAATTAGACACATTTAAAAGGGACTATTGTAAACAAAATAAAGTTAAGCTAGAAAATTTTACATATGATCTAATACCATTTCAAACAATGTATAAGTATGCTGCTACAGATGCTGTAGCCACTTATAGATTAGTTCGTAGATTTCATAATAAAGTATTAGGGTCTAAAAATCTATACAAAGTATATAAGAATCTTCTAATAGAAGGTACAAAGTTTCTACAACAAATAGAAGACAATGGTGTACCATTTTCTGTAGAACAGCTAGAAAAAGCTAAAAAAGAAATAGATGTTGAAATAGAAGAAGCTACTAAAAAATTATATACTTTTGATGCAGTACATAAATTTGAAGAAATTCATAATAAAGTATTTAATACTAATTCTCCTGCACAATTAAGAACTGTATTATTTGATATACTAAAGTTACCTTTACCAGATAAGAAAACCGGTACTGGTAATATATCTACAGATGCAGAAGTATTAGATGGCATAGACCACCCACTAGCTAAGCTAATTTTGCAAATCAAGCAACTTAAGAAAATCAAGTCTACATATATAGATAAGATAATATTATCTTTGGATTCAGATAATAGATTACGCACTGGGTTTAATTTAAGCACAACTACATCTGGTAGACTAAGTTCCTCGGGTAAGCTAAATATGCAACAGTTACCAAGAGATAATAAGATTGTTAAAAAGTGTATAGCTGCTAATGATGGATGGAAAATAGTTAGTCAAGATTTAAAAACTGCAGAAATGTATATTGCTGCAGCACTATCTGGTGATAAAAATCTACAAGATATATTTATACAGGGTGGAGATTATCACGGATTTATGGCTAAGTACAAATTTGGATTAGATTGTCATCAAGATGAAGTAAAAACACTATATCCAGATCTAAGACAAGCTGCTAAAACGGTATCTTTTGAAATTCTGTATAAGCTAAACTATGATGAAGAAGTACTAAAGAGGTTTCCTACACTAAAGAAATGGTTAAAGCAAATGGATTCTCAAATTAGAGAAAATGGATACGTTTACCAATTTTTTGGAAGAAAAAGAAGATTACCTAACGTATTTTCAAAGGATAAATCCGTAGCTAACCATGAGGTAAGATCTGGCGTTAATGCTTTAGTCCAAGGTCCTGCTAGTGATGTAAATCTATTAGCCGCTATAGAAATGCAGAAATACATTATTAATAACAAAATGAAGTCTAGAATATTTGCTTTAGTACATGACTCTATATTAGCAGAAGTTCCTGACAATGAAGTGGAACATTACTGTAAGAAATTAAAAGAATTTACACAAAAGGATCGTGGACTTAGTATTCCAAATTGCCCAATTGGTGTAGATGTTGGGATTGGAAATAATTATGCAGAAGCTGGGTAATATGACTGACAACATTGAACACTTAAGAAGTTATTATAATTTAGGTGGGTATAAAGCTATAGATTTTATAGAACAGCTGAATATGTCCTTCAATGAAGGCAATGTATTTAAATATTTATATAGATGTAATACCTTAAACCCAAAAGGATCAATTAAAGAAGATTTAGAAAAAGCTTTATATTACAGTAAACGTGCTTTGTATCATAAAGGTATGTTCGAAATGTATAGAAAACCAAACTATAAACTATACTATGTAGACAATCTTAATAAAAGTGCGTTTAATGAAAATATATATTTTGGATTAATTTCTTTAATAGAAGCTATTTGTGAGCCTAATTTTTATGAAGACAGTATTACTTCAGTAATACAATTTATAACAGCAGAACTAAATGAAATTAATTGATATAAATTTTCCAGTTTTTTGTATTAAGGAATATGAAAAGATAATACAAGAAGATAAGATTATTTATATTGAGATAGATGAAATAAAAAAGATAGTTGATAATAAATATTTAGCTGGTAATACTTTGGGTGAAAGAAGGCTACGCATTCCTAAGGATAAAAGATATAATTTAAAGTTTAGTTATTTAAATTATCATCAATTATTAAAATCTAAATGTAAGCTATTTATAGACAATAATGGAACTTTAATAAATTATAAAAAGCATTATAGAGCAACATTAACATATCATAGGATTATAAAAGTAAAACAAGTAGAGAATGTAGGATATATTATATATATGGAAAATATGAATATACCTATGGAAGTACCAACAATTACATATAAATATCAAAACTATGTAGGATTATTACAGTATAATAATGGCTATCTTATATATGAGTTTTGTGACATAAAAAAGAAAACATCGTGGCGAATGATATAGCAGTATTATCTAACAAAATATACTTACCATATAGTAAAGAACTAAAAGAAGCTTTAGCTATAGAATTGACTTATAAAATACCAAATCCTCGACCAGGTGGAAAACCAATTTCTCTTAGAAATTATAGTGTTATAAACAATAAACTAATTGCTTTTCCAATAGGCAGAACAGACTTAATACCTAAATCATATAAAATAGTTGATAAAAGGTCTGTTGTACCAATTTCTATGCCAGAGTTTTCTTTTAAATTAAGGGAATCTCAAGAAGATATTTATAATATATTAGAAGATAATTATATTATAAATGCTAAACCTGGATGGGGTAAAACAATAACTGCTTTATCTATTATTAAAAAGCTTGGTAATAAAGCATTAATAGTAACACATACAACTAAGCTAAGAGATCAATGGGCAGAAGAAATAAAAGCTGGATTTAATTTTAATCCAAGTGTTATTGGTAGTGGCAAATTTAGCATTAGTACCCCAATAGTTGTATCCAATATACAGACACTAGTAAAACATATACAAGAGTTAAGAAGCACATTTGGAACTATTATAATAGATGAGTGTCACCATATACCTGCATCTACTTTTCAAATTATATTAGATAAATTAACAGCTAGGTATAAAATTGGATTAAGTGGAACATTAAGCAGAAAAGATAAAAAGCATATGCTTATATTTGATTATATAAGCAAAAAAGTATATATACCTAAAAAAGAAAATGTAATGGAACCACTAATAATTGTATATAAAACAAATATTAGAATACCTGGAAATCATTTAGTACCTTGGGCTAACAGAGTTAATGAATTAACTGACAGAAAAGACTATAGGCAAGTAGTTAAGAGTTTAGCTGTGGCACAAGCGGAAAGAGGACACAAAGTATTAGTAGTTTCTGATAGAATAAAATTCTTAGAAGAACTAAGTGCTGATATAGAAAATTCTATATGCATAACTTCTCAAACACAAAATCAAAAGGAGTTAGAAAGTTCCTTAAGAAAAGGTGATAAAGATATACTTTTTGGATCTATAGGTATATATAAAGAAGGAATATCAATAAATCAAATAAGTTCATTAATACTAGCTACAACTATAAGCAATGAGCCTTTAATAGTACAATTAGTGGGAAGAATAATTAGACAATTTGAGGGAAAATTAAGGCCAGAAGTTATAGATATAGTACTAGATTGTCCAACTGGAAGAAAACAGTTTGAGACTAGATTAAGAGCTTATAGAAGCGAGCAATATGAAATTAGGTACTTAAATTAATGATATTTTTTAATTGGGAGCAAATTTTACGACATACAAAATATGATTGCAATTTTTCATTAAATGTGATAAAATGTATATCTAGAGTGAAAAAAGCTTCAACTCTAGAAAATCTAATAATATTGAAATCAATGAAATATGTGCAACATAATTGGTTAGATAAACCAGTAGAATTACTAGCTTCTAAAGCTACAAATAATGAAAAGTGTATATATATTTCTATTGCTAGTAAAAGAAATTACTTCTTATTATTAAATAAGAATATTTCTTATTTACCTACGTATTATTTAGAAGATGACCTAATAAATAAACTAAAATTAAACACATTATTAAGAATAGAAGATAATAAAATATTATTTGACTATTAGGAGAATAAAATGGCATTAACATTTAATAAAATTCATGGCGAAGCTATTAAATCTGAGGTAGATTACTTTAAGTTTGAAGAAGGTAGAAACAAGTTTAGGCTTGTTGGTGAAGTTTTACCAAGATATGTTTATTGGAAACAAACCCCAGATTCTAAGAAAAGTATCGCTATTGAATGTTTAAGTTTTGATAGAGAGAAGGAAAAATTTACTAATATTGAAAAGGATTGGTTTTCAGAATATTTCCCAGAGGATAAGTGCAGTTGGTCTTATCTAGTTCAAGTAATTGACCCTAAGGACAATAAAGTCAAGGTGCTTGGACTTAAGAAAAAGCTATTCCAATCAATGTTAGATTTGGCACAAGAACATTTAGGTGATCCTACAGATCCTGAAACTGGATGGGACGTAGTTGTATCTAGAAAGAAAACGGGTGCTTTAGCTTTTAATGTAGAGTACACACTAGATCAATTAGCATGTAAAAAGCGTCCACTAACTGCAGAAGAAAAGGAACTTATAAAGGATCTAAAGCCTATTGATGAGCTATTTCCAAGACCAACTCCTGAGGAGCAAAAAGCTTTTATTGAGAGAACATGGATTAATGTAGAGGAAAAGGAAGAAGTCCCTGCAGAAGTTGATGAGGAAATTTAATTAGTAAAAAAGAGAGGTAGATTTCTACCTCTCTTTTTATTGGGCGTATTAAATGAAGATATTATTTACCGCTGATTGGCATATTAAATTAGATCAAAAAAATGTACCAAAAAACTGGCAAATAAATAGATACGAAGATTTATTTGCTAAAATAGATTACTTAGCTAGAACGTATGAAGTTAATCAAATAGTAGTTGGTGGTGACATTTTTGATAAGATTCCAAGTATGGAAGAATTAGAGCTATTTTTTAATTTTCTATCCTATCCACATGAAAAAGCTTTGATTATATTTTATGATGGAAATCACGAAGCTACTACCAAAGGAAAAACTTTTTTGCATAATTTAGCAGGAATTATTGCTAGAGTGCACAGAAATGCAATGGTATTAGAAAAGCCCTTTACAACTAGGGGTATAGATTTCATACCATACACACACATAAAGAGCTTTAACCCTAAAGATTTCTCTAGTCCTATCTTATGTACACATGTTAGGGGAGAAATACCACCACATGTATCATCAGAGATAGACTTAAAACTATTAGAGCACTGGAAAGTAGTTTTAGCTGGTGATTTACACTCTTATTCTAATTCACAAAGAAATATAATATATCCTGGATCTCCACTAAGTACATCATTTCATAGAAACAAAGTTAATAATGGACTAATAATATTTGATACTGATACACTAGAACATGAATGGATTGATTTAAAATTACCACAGCTATTAAGAAAAACCATAACCAGTCCTGAAGAAGCTATTCAAACTAATTATGATCATACAATATTTGAAATAGTGGGAAATATTAATGAATTAAATAATTTAGTTATAGGCACAAACAATATAGACAAAAAAATAGTATATAAAGAAACAAATAAACAACTAGATCTATCAAATAAAAGTATATCTGAAGAATTAGAAATATATTTAAGAGAGATACAAAAACTATCACAAACTGATATAGCTAATGTATTAAGAGTATTTAATGAGGTATATAATGATAATATTTAAAAAGCTATGTTGGGATTATTGGTTTTCTTATGGTAGTGGAAATGAAATTGACTTAAATTTAAATAATTTAACACAATTAATTGGAGTAAACGGTAGTGGTAAATCATCAATACCTTTAATAATAGAAGAAGTATTATATGGAAAAAATTCAAAAGGCATAAAGAAACAAGACTTACTAAATAGAAAATACCAAAATAAATCTCTATTTGCTAAGTTAGACTTTAATATTGATGAAGATGAGTATAGTGTAGAGCTAAGCAGAAAAACTACCATTAAGTTATCACTATTTAAAAATGGTAATGATATATCCTCACACACATCTAAAAATACATATAAAACTTTAGAAGATATAATAGGATTAGATTTTAAAACATTTTCACAATTATTTTATCAAACCTCTAAATCTAGTATAGAATTTTTAACATCCACTGATACACAAAGAAAAACATTTTTAATATCACTATTTAATTTAGACAAATATCTATCTATATATGAAATATTTAAGGAAAAATATAAAGAAACATCTAAACAAGTATTAAAACTTCAAGGTACTTGTGAAACAATAAATAAATGGATAGAAAATAACAAATCTTATAATGTAGATGAAAAACCACTACTAGAGCAGATTGAATATAATATTCAAGATGACCTACATGCTATTAATAAATTAAGTATAGAACTAGAAAATATAGATAAAACTAATAAAAGTATAAGGGCTAATAATCAATACAAAAAGTTAATAAATCAAATTGATTATGGTCTATTATCTGGCAATTATCAAAATCCTGGTCCAATAGATGAGCTAATAAGAGAGAAGTCAAAATTAGAGACACAAAGGGCACATCAACAAAAAGTAATAAAAACACTTAATTCATTAGATCCTGTTTGTCCTACATGTATGCAACAAGTTGATCTAGAATTAAAGAATAGTATGTTAGAAGGTGCCACTTTTAGATCAGTAGAAATACAATCGTTACTAAACAGACTTGATGAAAAAATAGAAGTTCACAAGCAATTAGATTCTAGATATAAAAGACATATAGAAGCAGTAAATGAATTTGAAAGATTAAATACATTAATAGATAAATCTATGCCATCTATACTACTAGATGAATCAGAATTAAAGGCTAAAATAGCTGAACTTACAAAAAACGTTAGTAGTATTAAAAGTGAGATGGATAAAATAGAAAATGAAAATAATAAAATTAGCGAATATAATATTAGAGTAAAATTAGTTAAACAACAACTGGATGAATATAAAACACAACTTGTATTACAAGAATATGAGTTAAATGAACTTATAAAAAATCTAAACTATTCTGATATATTAAGGCAAAGTTTTAGTACAACTGGATTAGTTAACTATAAGATAGAATTCTTAGTAAAAGATTTAGAGAGTGAGATAAATAATTACCTAGTAGAACTTACAGATGGAAAATTCCAAATTATATTTAGCCTAAAGGATGATAAACTAAATATAAATATTGAGGACAATAATAACATAGTAGAAATAGATAGCTTATCATCTGGTGAGCTATCAAGAGTTAATACTGCTACATTATTAGCTATTAGAAAATTAATGTCCCATTTATCAAAAACAAAAATAAACATATTATTCTTAGATGAAATAATGGGAGTATTAGATAATTTTGGAAAAGATAAGCTAATTGAAATACTAATTAGTGAAACAGAATTAAATACTTTCTTAGTTTCACATGAGTTTACACATCCTCTTTTAGATAAAATAACAATAGTTAAGGAGGATGATATTAGTAGGATAGATAATGGTTGATAGTAGAGAAAAAGGAGCCAGGGCAGAAACTGCCGCAAGGGGACTTCTTATAAGACACACTAATTTAGAATGGGAAAGGGTACCAGCATCTGGTGCATTAAATCCAAAACATAAGTTAAAAGGTGATTTATATGTACCAGATAAGTCTAATATATATGCTGTAGAAGTTAAGCATTATAAAGAAGATCATATAAGCTCTAAAATGTTGACTGATAAGCAACCACAAATAGTTAAATGGTGGGAACAATCAGTAAGGCAAGCAGAACAAATATCAAAAAAACCATTACTGATATTTAAATTTGATAGAAGCAAATTTTTTGTAGCTTTTTTAGAACCTAAGCCCTCTAGTAGCTTAAAATATTTTAAGTATAATAATACTCATAAATTCTATATAGCAAAACTAGAAGAATGGCTAGAAAAAGAAAAGCCTAATTTTATAGGTGAATAATGGGAAAAAGTTTTTCCAACATGTCAAATGAACCTACCAATGGTTCAAACTTAATGATAGTAGATGGTCTTAATTTAGCTTTTAGATTTAAGCACGCTAATAAAAAGGAATTTAGTGTAGAGTATTTTAACTTAATAAGATCGTTACAAAAGTCTTATGACGCATCTAAAGTATTTATACTTGGTGATGGTGGATCACAATATAGAAGGGAAATATACCCCAAGTATAAAGCTAATAGAGATGAACTAAGAGCTAAACAAACCGAAGAGGAAGCTGCAGAGTTTCAAGAATATCTAATAGAGTTTCAAAAGTCACTAGCATTATTGCAAACTAAAGGATATGGTACTCTTATATTTAAAGGTGTAGAAGCAGACGATATAGCTGCGTATTTAACAAAAAAGTTAAAATATAAATATAACCATATATGGTTAATAAGCTCTGATAAGGATTGGGATTTATTAATAGATGATAATGTGTCTAGATTTTCATATAGAACTAGAAAAGAAGTTACTAAAGAAAATTGGAGTGATCATTATATATTTGATAGAGAAGAGTTTATTAGTATTAAAGCACTTATGGGTGATAAAGGAGACAACGTTCCAGGAGTAGAAGGAATTGGTGAAAAGAGAGCTTACTCAATACTTAGAGATTTTGGTCCATCAGCACTGGATATATATGATTCTATACCACTAGATAGACCATTTAAATATGTACAAAACCTTAATGAATTTAAAGAACAATTATTAATAAACTATAAACTAATGGATCTTCTAACATTTTGTGAAGATGCAATAGGCAAAGATAATATATCTATAATAGATAATGTTGTAGAAGGATATGTATGATTATAAATTTTACTGCTGATAATGAAAAATGTGTTCCATATAAAAAACATAATACAGATGCTGGATACGATTTAAAGTCAAATATGGAATTTTTTGATATATATCCTAATGAATTTAAACAAATTAATACTGGCGTAAAAATAGCTATTCCAGAAAATTACATGGGTATGATAGTACCACGTAGTGGACTTGGTAGTAAAGGGCTTGCTCTTAGAAATACAATTGGTATAATAGATTCTGATTATAGAGGTGAAATTATATTAATGGTAACAAACAATAGCAATTCTCCTATACCTATAAATAAGTATGATAGAGTGGCTCAAATAATATTTGTTCCTGTATTGCTGCCAGTATTAAATATGGTTAATGATTTAGATGATACTACTAGAGGGAGTGGTGGTTTTGGACATACAGGACACAATTAATTGGCCTGAGTTAAAATTACCTCCTATAAATTTATGGAATATATGGAATATGCCAGAACCTAAAGACACTGTGAGTACTTCATTTTATAAAGGATATACTAATTGGTCTTGTGAATTTTATCCATGCCATGATATGTCTGATTTTACAAAAGAAGAATTTAATTGCTTGTTTTGTTATTGCCCATTACAATATTTAAATTGTCCTGGTCCTTACAAAGTATTTACTGATAAAAATGGTATTAAAAGAAAAGACTGTACTGATTGTACTTTGCCACATAATACATTTAAAAAATCTTGGAATTTTATACAAGTATGGCTAGAAAAACCAGAGCCTTGGAATGGAGAGTAGTATGCCTAGTGCGAGAGCAGAGATTATAACTAGAAGAACATATAATAGAGAATTTGATGATGTACCTGGTACTTATGAAACTTGGGAACAAACAATAGATAGAGTAATAAACCATCAACGCTGGCTGTGGGAAAGAGCCTTAACACATATGAAAATACCAGGTATGCCGTTACACGACATATCTGATGATATGATTGAGTGGGTTGAACTTAACACAGAACAGGAAATGGAGCTTGAAGAATTAAGATTATTAATGCTAGAAAGGAAAGCTCTACCTAGTGGAAGAACGTTATGGTTAGGTGGAACAGATATTGCTAAGAAAAGAGAATCTAGTCAATTTAATTGCTCTCACGTAAATGTAGAAACTATTTATGATATGGTAGATGCCTTTTGGCTTCTATTACAGGGTTGTGGAGTTGGTGCAACTCCAGAAGTTGGAACATTAACTGGATTTAGAAAACCAATTCCAAATATTGAAATTATTAGATCGATTAGAGGTCCATACGATAAAGGTAGACCCGATAATGAAGAAACGTTTGTAGATGGAGTCTGGACTATATCAATTGGTGATAGCGCTGAAGCTTGGGCAAAAAGCATTGGAAAATTACTTGCGGGTAATTATAAAGCAGAAACTCTAATTATTGACTTTAGTCAAATTAGAGGAGCTGGCGGTAGACTACGTGGGTATGGATGGATTTCTAGTGGTGATGGACCTATATCTATAGCATACCCTGCTATATGCAATATACTAAACAAAAGATCTGGAAGCTTGCTTAGAAAAACTGATATAGTAGAAATATTGAATTGGCTAGGCACAGTGTTGTCATCTAGGCGAAGTGCAGAAATTATGCTAGTTGACTATAATAGTGATGAGTGGTATAAGTTTGCTAAGTTTAAAGAGCATTGCTTTGAAGAAGGCTATAGACATAGACAGCAATCAAATAACTCATTAGTGTTCTATAGTAAGCCGACGAAGGAAGAGTTAACCAAGGTTTTTAATATGATGATTGAGGCTGGTGGTTCAGAGCCAGGTTTTTATAATGGTCAAACTGCTCTAATGAGAGCACCATGGTTTAAGGGAACTAATCCATGTGGTGAAATTTTATTAGCCAATAAATCATTCTGTAATTTATCTGAAATAGATGTATCTAAATTTATAGGCGACTCCGCCGGATTATATAGAACTGCTATACTTATTGCAAGGGCTAATTATAGGCAAACAGTAGTTGATTTTCGTGATGGAATACTACAGGAATCTTGGCATAAGAATAATGAGTTCTTAAGACTATGTGGTGTTGGAGTAACTGGTATTGCTCAACGAGATGATATGACTGCATATGATTGGCGCAGTTTAAAATATGCTATAGTTTGCTCAGCTAGAGGAATGGCAAAAGAATTAGGATTAGAACATCCTAAAAATGTTACTACTGTAAAGCCAAGTGGTACCCTTTCTAAAATTATGGATACTACTGAAGGCATACATAAACCTGGTGGAAGATATTTATTTAATTGGGTAAACTTTGGTATTCACGATCCTATAGTAGAAAAGCTAAGAGAAGCAAATTATTCATTACTACTTAATCCAGCATCTACTGATGGTATATTAGCTTGCCTTCCGGTAGAGTATGATAATATTCCATTCTCTAGTAAAGAAATTGTTAGAAAGGATGGTAGTAAGGAAATATTAGAAGTTAATGAAGAAAGTGCAATAGATCAATTAGAAAGATATAAAAAGATTCAAGTAAATTACTGTGATCAAAATGTATCTAATACTATATATTATACTCCAGATGAAAAAGAAGATATAGTAGATTGGTTATTAAATAATTGGGATATCTATGTTGGAGTTAGCTTCTTATTTAGAAATGATCCAACAGTAAGTGCAAAAGATTTAGGATATAATTACTTACCTCAAGAGTATGTTACAAAGGATAAGTTTTTTGAGTATGTTCAAAAGTTAAAACCTATAGATTGGTCTGGCACAAATACAGGCGATGAAATTGAAAATGATGAATGTGTCTCTGGAGTTTGTCCTATTAAATAAAGAAAAAGCCCGCATAGTTTTTGCTATGCGGGCTTTTTTTATGCCAAATCTCCTGATAAGTGCCAAGTGTTTGGACTTCCATTTACTATTTTACTAACAACTGCTTCTCCATATCTTGTAGATATAGAAACATAACTACTTTTACTTTCTATAGTATCAGTACCTTGAATTACAAAAGTTACTGTACCAGTACCTCTACGAATTACTCTACAATGAAATCCCTTAGCAATACTTTCTGTAGAAGTCTGTGGTAATGTAACATTTAAATTACTAGAAGAATTAATAATTATAATCTTTCCTGAATCATTGCCTGTTAAAGTATATGCAATGACTTTCTCATCAACTACTTTATGATATGGATATAGTTCTTTATCATTAGTAATATAAACCGAACTTCCTTTTATATTATCACCAGTAGCATCTGCCCAACGAACTATTTCATTAGTATTGGAAGTAGCTGGTCCTAATACATCTCCAGCACCAGTAGCAGCAGCTACTTCTTTCCAAACTGAAGATCCAAGTGTAGAGTCTACACACATGTAAGCTTTATCAGTATTAACATTTACCCATATAGATCCTATAGAATATCCATCTCCAGAATCATCAGAACTTGTTGGAGCAGCTGTAGCTATTAAATTTTGTTTCGCCAGTGTATAGTCAGAATTTGGTATAATTAAATCAACGGTTGAAGAAGCAGGTATATTATCTACATTAAATTTAAGTTTTGAAGTTATATCAGTATTCTTATATACTTCTAAGGAATTAGCATTAAAAATAGAAGAAACAGATAACGGTCCCCAAACACTACCATTCCAATAAAGAAAATCATTGTTATAATTATTAAAACATCTCCAACCTATTTTTGGAGCTATAAATTTCCAACCATTATAATAATAAGCTATATAATTCTCTTTTCCTAACCAATCACCAGTAGCTGTTGCATCTACTATATATACATCACCATCTACAGCACCAGGTGGTGTATTTAATTGGTTTGAAATTACATTTAATTGTACAATAATATCTAAAGTCTCTAAATTATTATTGTATATTATCTCTGCACCAAATTGGTTACTTTCTAATATATCTAAATTTGTATTTACCGTTTTTGCCATTTATTTACTCCTGCATCATATAGCCCTATTATTTTACTAAAATTACCCCCGCCCTCTAAATATAAGTCTTTATTAAAATACATTAAATTTTGTAATGCATGTTTATTATCTGGATGTGTAGAAGTAAATAATTTTGTAGTTCCAGCAATAAGTGGCCTAGCCCAGACATTCCAAGCGCCACCAGCAGAAGATTTTTCATAGGTGCCATCTAATGTTTTAGCAAAAAAAGAAACTTTTGCTAAATTATAATCTCTAGATACACAAACAAACATCCATTTACCATATTGTATATCAATATCAAATACATTAGTTTGAGTCATATCTCTTATCATTAATTTATCATTTCCCCAACCATTATCAGTAGAAAAAACTATAGAATCACCATCATAAGGAGGAAATGGAATGTCATATATATTAGTTTGTAATATATAAGATTCTTGCCAAATTACATCAACATCTATTTTTAACCATGCAGCTATTGTCCAACTAGTTGTAGTATCACTTATATCAAAGGTTAATTCTTCAAATCTTTTTGGATATAAGGAATTCAATCCATACATGCCATTAGTTTTGCTTATAACTCCAGTACCATTATAATTATTATAAGTTATATTACTTGTTCCATACGTTGGAGCACTAATTAATTGATTTACATTTGAAGACTCTAAAAAGTAGACCAAAGAATTATTACTAATTGCTTGTAAAAATGCAACGTTTAAATCTGGAGAATAACTAATTTCATCAATTACATCATGGTTGTACTCTAAGAATGTTGCCTTTCTTTGAATTTTAAAAATAATAGTATCTAAATTAACATCAAACCCATCAGTAGCTATATCAGCTGCTAAATATGTATAAGAATCAGTGATTACATTTGTAGCTGTACGTATTAAATTATTATTAACATCATATATTTTTACTGTATATTCTTTTGGATCTATTAAATCTGGATCCATTAATAATTGTTTAGGTTTATTTCTTTCTCTACTCATCCAACTAACTAATATATCTCCACTATCTAAAGATGTACTTAAGTGAGCTACATTATAAGGTTTAAACCAGTTACACTGTAAAGTAAATGGCTTAATTTGAGCAGAATTTAATGGTTGATTCAAAGATACTAGTTTGTAGTCTACTGTCTTATTATAATAGGTGGTGGAAACTGGTAACATAGTAGTGCCTTCTGGCAATAAAATAACCGTATCACCAACCGAAATAGGTAAAGTATAATTAGAATTATATATACCCCTATTAAGATTTGAAAAAGTAATAATTTGACTATTATTTGGGTCTTTTTCTAAATTTTGATACTGAATAAATTCTATAGTATCAGAAGATTTTTTAAGTACTGCTAATAAATTTCCTTCCCTATAATAATAATCGTCGTCTGATACCATATAAAAATCACTAGCACTATTTCTGTATATAGTTATATTATTGTTTGTATCCTTAAAACTATTGCTAATTGGAACATTTGTACAATTAAAAACAGTGCCTACAGGAGCAGACATTGGCCCAACAGAAGTCATTAGCCCAAAAGATAATCTATCATAGCTAACATATAATCCGGCTCCCCTCCAAAAACTACTATTAGAATAGTGTGTACAATAAATTCTAGGGTCTAAATAGTCTATGTTTGTGTATTTATTATAAAGTGGATAAGTATCTAAAAGTATAGATTCTGTTTCTGCTATAGGTACTAATGTATTTACTTTTGTTTCTAAAGCACCATCATTTATAAGGCCTTCTAGGTTTCTTGCGTCTTCTTCAATTGCTTTTACTTCTAAATATGATGTAGAAATAGCTGTAATTTCTGCTACTTTAACAACTAAGTACTCATTTGTATTTTGAGAAGCTCCTACTGGCAATAATAATAAATCACCTGGCTCTATATAAGAATATTTTTTTGGAAGTCTAAAATCATATTCCTTAGTTGATCTCCATATATCAAATAATATTCTAAATGAGTTTGAATATGCCTCTGTAGTTCTTAAAGACATTGGGCATTTAATACTAGTTTTAATTTGTGTATTAAAATCAATATTTCTTATAGCAATAACATTAGCAAGTGAAAAACCATTTTCAACTGAAACATAAGTATAAGTTAATGATTGTGGTAATTCAATATCTTCTCTTAATGTAATTTTATATCTTTCTGTATAATTTTCCCCAAGTTCTTTAACACCTAATTCACTTACATTTATTGTAGTGATAAGATTATTATCTATATTTTCTTTTCTTGTTCTATATTTAATTTTCCAATCACTTTCGAACGCATCAATAAAATAATGCATTAATAAGCTTTCTAAGGCATCAACTAATTTTATATCATCAGATATATTATAACCATATACCTTAGTATTATATGCAGGATCAGATATATCTAAAAGTGATAGATCTATATTGGCCTTTTCGGATATATCTTCTACTATCTCTCCTAGTAGTGCCTCTAAAGAAGTTATTTGCCTTTGTATATAATATACACCACCAGTTAAAAAGCACCCTATAAAATCAGTACCGTAAGGAAAAACATTTTGTAATGTTGTTCCTGCAAATAATTCTTGTGTTTCTCCACCAAATAATAAATCATATGAATAAATATATGCATTATTTTTTGAATAATATATTTTTTGTAATCCTCTATCCCAGTAAGCTGTACTTGGTATTAATACATTATTTGATTGTTCTAAAAATGCTTGATTATTTATTTCTACTTTGTTATTATCTATATCTGCTCCATAATAACCATTTGGATCTGTATTTGGATCTGCAAATTTTCTTGTTATTATAGAAAATTGATTTACTGCTTGTGGTACATATGTACTATCATTATAATATTCCAATGGTTTTGATTTTCTAACTAACCAACTTCTATTAAAAGTTAAAAAATTTGCATAAAAATGGTTAGTAAGATTAAAAGCATGTGGTAAATTTTCTGCATATGGATATTTTCTATATATTTTTTGATATGAAGGACCAAATGGTGGATTATCCCAATTAATAGATAGTAGTTCTGCTCCATTAGTAAATCTTAACCAATAAGTAATATTTACAACATTATTTGTTCTATAATCAGCATCTTCAATGTAAGATACAAATACTGCTCTTCTATCTAATATTAACATATTAGCATCATAAGGCGGTCCAACCGATGGTGAAGCTGGATCTGCATCCCATTGTGATATTTTTGGACCAAGTATTGCAGGATACTTAATAGTAATAGGATTTCCTGTACTAGTACCTTGAAAAGAATCGTCAACGCAACTATAAGCATTTATAGTTTCGTTTATTTCTATAGATACGAAACATGCTTTATCTTGCTCTAATTCATCTAGTATTGAATGTGTATAATTTTCATGTTTAATTTGTGCACTTTCCCAATTAGTAGTAAAAGTACTGTGAACTTCAATAATTTTGTATAAATAACTTGTTACTGTATATGACCCGTATGGATTTAAAGCACAATCAATATCTTTGGTACTCTTCCCCCTAGGAAATCCTAATAAATGTACATAAAATGATTCGGCTGCTGGAACTCCAGAAGAGATTATTAATTGAGTAGTACCTCCACCACCTTCAGGGTTATATGAAGAATAAGTCTCTATAGAATCTTTTGAAAAGCCATAATTATCAATTCTAGTAGGATCTAATTGTGGCCAAGCAAATGCAGTATCAATTCTTGTACTTAGAAAAACAGATGTACCATCAATATTTCTTACACCATTAAAAGAATTATTATAAATTCCAGAAAAATATGGATAAATAAATGAACCGCTACCATATAGATCAGGCAATTCAACAGAACCAATTCTACTATTATTAATTAAATTATATGCATAAAATCCATACCTCCAATACACAGCTTGTTTATATTGCCAAGCATTATTATTAGTAAATACAATAGCTGGTACATATCTATACTTATTACCCATATAACTTACTTTTAAATATACATAATGTGTTGTAAATGGATTATTTGCAGTATATTCAAGTGATTGATAAGATACTCTAGGGGCATAAAATTTAGTTATTTGGCTTGTAGGTACATCTAGCCTAGCATATGCTAAGCCATTAGAATTAGAAACAGGAAATATATAAGAGTCTTGCATTCCTGGAAGGGGTAAAAAGCTAAATTTATGATTTGTATTCCAAGCGCCTGTAGGATCTGGTGGATGGTCATTACCATAGTCTTGATATATAGCATCTATTTGAGGATATTTATAAACCTTACTACTAGGATTTCCTTTTCCTACAACCTCAAATTCTATAGATTGTGGTACTCTTCTACCAAACGGGTCTAATTGAAATCTGTCAAATACTACATATGCTAAACCTCTATGTGCGGATACTACATCATACCCTAAATGTGCTTGTAATAATGGTGCTGGAAGTTGAGTTTCGTCACCAGGATATATAGTAAAGGATAACCAACCTACCTGTTTTGGAACAGAGTCAATATTATATATTAATTCTTTATTTGCCCATATTTTTCTTATTTCTAATATTGGACCTTCACAAATACCTACTGCCATATCACAATCGTAAGTATAAGTTACCTCTGTATGAGTTGTTTTTTCTCCACCACCTTTACCACCCTCCTCCATCTCTGTTTCTGTAGAGTGTGTAGTTTCTCTAAGATCTGAACACCAAAATACTGTTCCTGATACTCTAGTAGTACCATAAGTTAAATTTATTACATTATTTTGAATATCTTTAATTGCAGGCTTTAAATTATCTAACCTTGGTCCATAGCTAATAGTATCTTTAGGCTTTGGTGCAAATAGCAACATTAATGCCAAGTTAAAAATTATACCAAATATCATTTGGCCCATACCACCGCCCATTGCCATGATACTATATCTCCTCTTTATACCTAAAAACTTTTGTAATTAAGTTAAACCAATACTCATCTAAATCATGTTCTACAACTTTTCCTACTAAATTACTAGAATGTATTATTGATTTTCCTGTATATATTGCTAAATGTTGTGATCTATCTTTTGATATTAAAAGTATATCTCCAGGCTCTAAGTCGAGACCAGGCCAAGTAATTTCATAACAATACTTAGAAAGAACTTCTATAATTTCTCCACCTAATCCATGCCTTTTATAATTTTTATTGTCTATATCAACAAAATCAATATTTTTTAATGGTGTTACAATTATACCAATACAATCTAATCCATTTTTATCTCTTCCTTGATGTTTAAAAGGAACTCCAATATATTTTCTAGCTTCTTCTAAATATTTTTGAACTAATTCTTCTTTTTTCATGGTACTGGATTCAATACTATTGCATTATTATTCTGTGGATTTTCCTCAGATGATTTTTCAGCGACAAATCCTGATAATAAGACATCCTCGTTTGGAAGATAGGGCTCACCCCTAAAGTTTATAACATTATTAAATTTAACTTTACAATGACCACTAGCAGTGGTATTATAAACTCTCGTAAATTGCATAGATGGTGGTTGTGAACCCGACGACGTAGTAGATACTGAAATACTAGATGATGCAATAACATCATCTTTTGTTATTAATAAGTGATTACATCCCGGTGTCATTTTAAATGTATCACCGTCTTGTATATCATAAGGCATTGGTAAAGCTAACTCTATATTTCCGCCAGTACTAGAATAAATTATTTCTGTTTGTAATCCAGTGTTAGCTCCAGTTAACCAAGTTATATTGCCATATTGATAATAGTTAGATACATTTCCAGATGCAGCAACATCATTAGATAGAAATTTATACCTACTTGCAGTATCTTGTGCTAATATAATACCTAAAGGTATATAAACTAAATTATTATTTCTATATGCACTAGTTATGATATTTATTACTGTGTACCAAGTATATCCATTTATAGATCTACTAATGTCTACTTTACTAATATTATTATTATTATAACTATAATTATCTTCAATAGCTATATATCCAACACTAACTGCTTGCCCAAAATCAACTACTAATGATGTAGTAGTATAATTAGTTGTATTTAAGCATACAAAAGTTGTTGAATCGCCATCTATTAAATTACTTAATGGTCTGCTAATATTATCAGAACATTTAAGATCATCAGTTCCTGTTTGTGTAATTCCTATAGGAGTTATTTCATTTCCTACCCTATCAAAAAATTTAATATTTTTTACTTGTACTTCTTGAGCTATTGTAGTAGTAAGTGTTAATAATAAATGAGATCCAAGTATTGTTGCAGAGTTAGTTATTTGGTTAACTGCTCCATATAAAGTATAACTACTTAAATCTATTCCACATTTACTATCACCCAATCTAGCTCTACATATTTTTCCATAGTAATTAGCATAAAGAGTATCATATCTTTTTGACATACCCCTTATTTCCATTTTAAAAGTATCATCTGTTAATTCAATTTCACCTACAGTACCAAAAAGTATTTTATTTTTACCAGCAGCTAAATTTTTATAATCTACAGAAAATACCCAAACTAATGCTCCATAAAACAAGTTTTTTATAATATCAAAGTCATATATATTTAAAAAATCTACTGCTCCTTCTATCTCCATATTTTCAATTTGTAATCCTAAAGCTGAACTATACGCAGTAGGATTAAATGCATATGAAGACTTATATATTTCATTATCAATTACTAAATCTTTATCAAGACTTGTAAAAGTATAAGTTGTACCATCTAGTCTTTGTATTTTTATACAATTAGTTATTGTTGTTACCCTTGTATCATATGAATTTTTTAAATCTTGTGAAAATGTTTTCATTCTAATCTTACCTCTATAAGTGGTATATTAGTAGAACCATGTTCAAAAAAGTCTAATGATATTTGTAACTCATCAACATCAAATCTACATGGTAAATCGAATTCTCCACCCCAAGTAAGTACATCTCCAACACTTGGAATAGTTGTAAATGTTACTATTCCAGTAGTTGTATCAACTACATAATCTACATTTATAGTTTTTATATTATTGTTGATTGCTACAATAACTGTATTGGGAACTGGTTTTTTTATAATGTATTCCAAAGTTAAGCTAGATATACCATAAAGCTCATATCTTTTTATTAGTTGAAATTCTGACTCTACTCCATCACCAACACCAAATACTTGGTCATAAGGAGTAATATTATCCTCAACATCACAACTTTTATAATCTAACCAATTTTTATATCTAAACTGATGTGCTCTGCCTCTACATAAATGGAAAAATCTTATTAAATCTGAGAGTTCGCTCATAGAGCGAACTCCCATTGCAACATTAAATTCGTGCCTAGAATTTTCCCAATTAATATTAGCATACTCTTGTCCAGAATCAGATATAACTAAAGTCGTATTATATTTGGGCCCACCAACAGATCCATAGGATATATTATCTGGAAATCTTGGACTTTCAATAAATGCCATATTTAATACCTCGTTAACATATTTCTTCTAGTACGATCTACTTGATAAGCTATTTGCATAGCACTTCTTCTAAGCCCTTTTTCTGTGCCTTCTACACCATTTATAACTATATTTATGGGCCTTTTATCATTTTGACTATCTTCTTTTTCTTCTTTTGTAAGGGTAACAGGTATAGATCTATTGTCTGGTAGTGGAACTATGGCCTCTCTATTCCTACCTTCTCCTATCATAGCCAATTCTGGACCTGTAGTAATAGCTCCGTCTGCATATCCTCTTACTAACCCAGAAACTATTCCTCCTTTTTCAAAACCCATGCCGCCACCCATGCCGCCACCCATGCCGCCACCCATGCCGCCACCCATGCCGCCACCTTGGCCGCAAGCACATTGTGCTATTTGCATTAAATACTGAGTATGTAATCCAGCATGTAATCCTAGTAATTGTAGTTGACCAAGCATCATAGTTAATAGCATTATATCTTGCATATGTGACATCATATATATTGCTATCCAAGTCTGAAACTGCTTATCCATCTTTTCCATATGCTCTATTTGAAATGCTATATCATTGATTTTTATCTCTATAATATTATCTTTAATTTCTGTTAGTAACTTTTCTGATAAATCTTTTAGCTCTTCGGTTTCATCTTTAACATCTTCGATAGCATCTTCAGATCCGCCACCAGAAGACCCTAAAGCAGCATCAGTAGATGATGATCCTGCATTTTGTTTAGCTTGTTGTCCAGCTGGGCTACCACCACCAAGTCCCCCCATCAACATAGGTAGCATACTCATAAACATATTAGATATACCTAGTCCACCACCTAATCCACCAATACCACCAAATTGCATTTGTGGTGTTTGTGCGGCTTGAGAATATCCCATACCAGTACCCATTTGCATTTGTGGTGCTGCCATATTACTAAGACCTTGCCCAATGGACGATATACCTTGTGTTAATGCGCTAGATGGACCTAATAAACTACCCATTCCCAGGAAATTAAGCATAGAACCTTGTGGCATAGCTAAAGGAGTTGACCCACTAAATATATCACTACTACCTATTGCTTGGGTTGGCATAGTTGGAGTAGTTCCAAACATACTCATAAAAGAATTGGCTAACCCACCTAATCCAAATGATGGTGAATCCCCAAATGCAGAGGTGTATCCTGGTGCTCCACCAAAAATATCTGGCTTAGAAGAAAATAATGATTCTAGTTGGCCACCTAGTCCTGTATCTGCACCAAATAAATCTGGTCTTTGATCAAATAAACCTTCTAATCCCATAGAGACATTAGAATACTGTTGCTGAGTCATACCAAACATATTACTTAATTGGTTTCCTAATCCACCAAAGCCTTGTTGTGCATTACCAGTACCAGTTTTACTATTTATTTGCTGTAAAACAATTAACATCTCTCTAAATGTTTGGCTATCCTGATCCATTCTAGTTACAATTTGGGTATGTTGAGTTTTGTCCTCTTGACCCATTTTTAATAATTCTTCTTTTAAAGCTTCCTTAGGATCTTCAACACCCAATGCTTTTCCTACTGTAGCATATATCAAACTTTTAATATCTTCTTTTAGCCATTCTTTAGCTAACTCAAACATAGTTTGTTTTATTGCATCTTTTGCAGCAGTAAGGGCATCTTCTCCATTGGCTATTGCTTCAACAAAAGCATCAACACCACTATCTATTGCTCCCTCAAAAGCATCTAGTAAACGATCTACAGGAGTTGTAATTTCACCTAAGAATTTATCCCAGCGAAGTAGAAACTCTACTTTAGCTGTTTGCATAAATTCTTCAGTGCCCTGAATACCAGATCCTTCTTTAAAGGTTGGTATCATAGCGCGCTTTCTTAATTCATGTTGTTTTAAAGCTATGTCATATAACTTTTGCTCATATTCTAAACGCATAGTTATATATTCAATATCAAGATTATTCATTTCTTGACGCTTATTAGCAACTTCTAAACGTGCTTCTTCGGCAGCTTTAATTTCTCCATCTTTTTCTAATCCGGCAGCTTTTACTTCAAGTGCATGAGCTTCAGCTTCCATTACAGCTCTTTTCATTGGTACTAATGCAGCTTGCATACTTAGCTCTCTTCCAAGTATAGCTATTCTCTTACTTCCAAGTGCAACTGCCTCTCTTGCGCCAGTTAGCTCCCACTCCATTCTAGATTCTACCGCGTCACCAAGTTCTTTCTCTAAAGCTAAAAACATTGAAGCACGTTCTAATTTCTTCTTAGCAATGCTTGCTTCAAGATTAGCCATTTTCTCTGCTTGCTTTTGAGCTTTATCTGCTGCTGATTCGCCTGCTCTTCCGGCTGCTGAATCTACTTTTCCTAAAGCACCACCTCTTTGTTTTCCTAATTCCGCTTTAGCATCTTTCGCTGCTTGTATCTCTCCTCTAAGCTTAGCTAATCCGCCCTCTAATTCACCTGTTGCTTTAACTCTGTTAGATTCGGCTACTGCTGCATTATATTCCCACTTTGCTGCATTTATCTCATTTAAAACAAATAATAAATCATTAGCAGCAATAGCTTCTAAATATGTAGCATCTATAGATGCTTGCTGAGCTATTAAAGCACTTTCTCTTTGCTCTAATTGTTGTATTTGTAAATCCAATAGTTTTTCTTCAGCATCATATTGAATATTTAAAGCTTTTTTCTTTTCTTCAAAATTCTTAGAATCTACTAAGCCAACATTTCTTTTAGCTGTTGCTAAAGCTTGCTCTGCAATTATTATCTCACTACTTAACTTAGCTTGTGTTTTAATATTTTCTAGTGCTTCATTAGCTATTCTACTTAATATTTCCTGTGCTTTTGCTTGAGTGTTAAAGGACTCTTCCGTTATATTTAGTATTCCTAATAATTCTGGAGCTTTTTGCAATAATTCCTTATATGGATTTATATCTGGAACATCTCTTACTTCACTTAAAGATAATTTTATTTTATTTACTGTTTCTAATACTTGTTGATTATACTTATCAAAACCTTCTGTGGTACCTTTTATTAAGCTGTCTTGTGCCTTTAATAATTCAGTTACTCCTGATTTTGCTGCGGCTAAATAGCTAGTATATGCTGCTTCACTACTTTTTAGGGCTCTAGTTACATCTTCTACAGATACACCCAATGTTTTAGCATATACAGCTACCTTATTTGTATATTCTTGTGACATATAAGTTACTGACATCAACTCTTGTCTAAATTCAGCAAATCCTTTCATTTGTAAAGCTTTAGTTATTTCAGGCAGTTTACTTTGTATTCTATTAATTTCTGCTTCTATACCATCAAATCCCATATCTTTATATATTGGGCTTAATTGCATTAAACTTCGTAATCTATTTCTAAATCCATTCGAAAATTCTATAGCGCCTTTTTCACCTATTTTTGCTATATCATATTTTGTTGGGTCAAATGCTTCTTTTATTAAATCACTCATAGCAGATGAAGCCCCAGCCCCCGAAATTAATTTTTCTGGTGTAATGAGACCATACATTCTTTTAGCTTCTATTTCTATTTTACCACCAGCTTCTACTATTGCTGATTCAAATTCTAATATATGCTTTCTAACTGCTTGTACACCTTCTGTTGCTTCGTCCGTTATAGTAGCCCAAAATCTAGATAAAAATCCCTCCTTGCCAGCTTTAGCCATTTCTTGCAAAACTTTTACAAATTCTTTGGCGTGTAAAGATAGTGTATCAAATATTGCAGCTCTTCTACCAAGAAGTTCTAGTTGAGTATCTACATTATAAGTTTCAGCTCTAGCTTTTTGTAAATCTTGTTGATATTGAAATATAGATGCTCTAGTTGTTTTGAATTCTTCTGTTAATTTATTTACCTTATCTATAGATTCAGTCATTTTAGAATTAGTTATGCCTAACCATTCACTTAAAACTTTTAATCCTTCCCAAGCTAAAGTTACTACCATTATAAAGTTAAATATTCCACCTACAATATTTCCTAATAACGCTATACCACCAGCAATCTTTCCAAAAACTTTTCCTATTCCAACACCAAAAGATAAAAAGTTAGTATTTGATTTATCTATGACTATACCAAGTTCTGCTAATTTATTTCTTATTACTTCTACAGATTGCGCATGTGATAAATTATTTAAACTACCTTCTGCCATTGCTTGCATTGATGTAGTAACTGCAACTCTTAAAGTCTGGTATCCTAGAGCAGCATTATTTGTAGCTGTTCTAAGAGCCATCATCATATTTGTTGTAGAAATACCAGAAGCATTAAGAGCTAATTGAGCATTTTTAAATGCTGTAGCATGAGTAACACCTTTTTGTAATTCTTTATTGTAAACATCTATTATTTGTTGTAACTGTTGATATTGCTGTACTGTAACATCTGCTCCGCCTAGGGTTCCTAGTACTTGTTTATTATTCAGTGCCACACCTTTAGTAGCTTCTTTTAATACATTATAAGACTTTGCTAAAGTTAAAAATTCTTTTTGTAGTGGGGATTTTATGCTATCTACTGTTACTTTTGCAATATCTCCACCATGCTTCTTGGATTCTTTTGCTATCTGTGAATATAGTGATCTCCAAAACTCTCTTGCTATTTGTTCTGGATTCATTTTATTTTGTATAGCTTTTTCTATTCTTGGAAGTTTAGATTTTATATCTAATTCACCTAAAACTCCTTTAGCATTTGTAGATTTTAATTGTGTGGCTACTTCTAGCGCTTTTTGTTTCTTTAGTAAATTATCTATAGCCTCTGCTTGAGCTTTATACGATGCTATTGCTGAAGCGGCAGATTTTCTAGAAGATTCAATCATTGCATTACCAAGTTTAAATATTTCTGGTATTGCTCTCTGTGCTACAGCTTTTGCAAATGCTAAAATTGCTAGTACCATTAAATTAGTATTTTCTGATAAAGCTCCAAAAAAGCTGCCCAACGGTATAGATACAAATTGTAATATTTTTTTCGTTAATTCATCAAATGTAGCAGCCATTTTATCATATGGATTTACATCTAATTTTAGTTCTCCATATTTTTTTGTACCTTGCTCAATAGCTTGATTAATTATAGCTTGTTGTCTTTCAAAAGTACTTAAATCTTTAACTGTTTTTCCAAGTGTAGCAGCATACTTCTTAGTAGCTTCTTCAACTCTAAGAATAATACCAAATTCGTCGGCTAGCTCTGGTTCACCTTTAATTACAGCTTGTGTTAATCTTGTAACAGCTTCTGGCACAGATCTTCCTAATGCTTTAGCTGCTTTAGTTGCAACATCGGTTATTTGTTGTAATTGTGTTGATGTTGCACCACCACGCAAACCTAATGTAGCAGTTTGCATAGCTTCTTTCATACTAATAGCACCGCCTGTAACTTCTTTTAATGATTTAGCTACAAGATTGAAATTAGTACCAGAAGCTACGCTAAGTTGTCTAGAAGCTTGCTCCATTATCTTTAGATCAGCATTTGATTTTAAAACGTTAAATGCTGAACTTAATGCAAATACATTAGCGGCTACGGTAGCATAAACGTGCACAAGTCCACCTAATCCTTGCGCTTGTTTAGCGAAGGCTTTAGTGGTATTGCTAGTTATATTAGCAGTTCCCTTCATATTTCTATCAAGTTCACCACTAGTTTTCTGAGTTCTTTTAATGCCAGAATCTAGCTTGTCAAACCCAGCTATAGCTTTATCTAATCCTAATGCCTTAACTAGGATTACTACCTCTCGTTCTGTTAGTTTTGCCACTTGTCTTTGTCCTCGATTCTGCTTTAATTTTCTTATTTACATAAGCAGTTTGTTCTGCTATGATTGTTTGTAATAGTTCGAAATATAGCAGCCAATCAGATTTTGGAACATCAAATATTTCAAATACTATAGATAAGTTTGATAAGTCCTTACCCAGGTATCCACCCATGGAGCTCCAATCATCTTTTAAATACATGAATATTTCCATTGCATCTTGGGCTTGATGTGTGAGTTCATGAAATGCTGGTGGAATTTCGTTAGGATCGGCTTCAGACCCTAACGATTCACACATTTCTAAATATTTGTCTTGAGTCATTCCTATATTGGAATTCTTCAAATATTTGATTATTTTTTCCTTTTCTTTACTTAGCTGCTCTTGTTGAAATTTGCTACATCACCTACTACAGAAGAAATCCAGCTATCAAAATTTGTAGAGTTTCTCATTAGAGTGATAGCATTATCAATAGTAAATTCTAGTTCTGCATCTTCAGATTCAACTACTTCTAAATCTACAGGTAATAATTCTGGTAAGTACTTATATTTTAATCCTACCCAACCTTTAATAAGCTCTTCTACATACATTTCTAAAAATTTTGCATTGTCTATAGTTTCTTCTGGCTGATGAGTTTTTTTACTAAATTTTTGAGTAGTTGCTCTATCAGCTAGTTTTCTTAATTTTTCTCTTGGAATATATTGTAGTTCTACAATAAAGCCCTCTAACTCCGGATGTTCTACTTTAATTGTTTTTGTGCTTGATATTAAATTTTTAAGATCCATTTATATTTCTCCTTATATAAATACAATAATTACTTCTTCTTCATATATGATTGCTTGCGTTTCTATAGTTGGAATATTACCAACGGCTTCTAAATGTCCTGTTTGTACAGGACCAGTAATGTATATTATTGGCGCTTCTCTATCAAAATCATAAGAATTATTGTATATACTTAACATATCTGAGCTTGTTAATCTACTATTATGTAGACTAAAGCTGCTTAGATATCCATTCCAATAATATGTACTACCATCTTTCATTCCTCTACAAATTCCTAATGGCTGTAATGAAGATGGCCAGCTTGAATGACTACCATTATTAGTTACTACACTACCATTCTTATATGTACTAATTGTATTATTTGTGGTATCCCAAGTTATACCTATATGTGTCCATTCATTATCATTTACAGTAACTTGCCAATTGGAATTAGAGCCAGAAGCAAATGGCATTACCAACCAAGATGTATTATTTTCTCTATAAAACCTAAAATAATTTATATTATTTCCCTGGTTAAATGTGTAATTAAAGTGGAAACATATATCATAATTTTGTTGGCCTACTGGGTAAACCCATAAAGATATTGCTCCTTTGGATGGAAATCCTAAAGAATAACCATAAATTGCATGTTCTAATGATGCTCTTGAAAAATATATTGATTTCTTATTTGCATGTGGACCATTTTGATATAGTGTTGGAGTATTATACAAAACAGCATCTCTTCCATATCCACTATAATCTAATAAATCTGAGCCACTTTGTTCATTAAATTTATAATATAGTTCTAAACTTCTATCTTTGGTATATATATTTAAAGTGCCTTTACTTGGCTTTATTGACTTTCCTTCCTTTACCACCGGTATATTTGTATTTGATACATATAACGATCCATTTAATACTCTTATTAATCTAGCTGTATTTATTATTAATGGGTACTTTTCTGTAATTAGCAAAGTACCAGTATTTATGCTATATTTTTTATTAATACTAACATTATATTTTCTTATTGTTATATTTTCTACTTGTGGTAATATTCTTTTACCTATAATTATAACACTAGAAGTAGAACTAATAGACACACTATTATTAGTAGGTACAATAATACTGCTTGTATGAATTTCAGGTAATGCATATTTTCTACAAAATAAATATGTGTGCTGTGGATTTATTTGTATAGTAGTAGTTCCTATTAGACTACCACTTCTTAAAGTTATAGATGTAGAAACAGGATTAAGAGATACACCAATAAATATAGTAGGTATTTTTCCCGAAATATTATAACTTTTAGATATTGGAGTATTTTCTATATTAAAACCTGGTCCACAACCAGATAAATAATAAAGGGATTTTATATGATTATCACTAAGAACATAATTAAATACAGATATTTCAGAAATATCCATATTATTATAATGTGTAATTGGTTGATACCAGTTAGGGGTATAATAATTTATATATATTGCTCTAGTACCTGCATAATTAGATATATCGGTACTTGTAATACTAGCAACAAGTACTCCATCTTTATACATCTTTCCAATACCATTTACTTTATCATATGTTACTGCTAAAAAATGCCATTTATTTAAATCTAAATTCCAAGGACCTATACTAACTATCCAATAATATGGTGGTATTCCAGAAAGAGTAAATATTCCACCCACACCAGCAAAAAAATCACCATTAGCATCTCTATATAAGGGTACAGAGTGTTCATCCCAATAATCACCAGTTAATATAGCACTAATTCCGTCTTGTATATCTTCATTTATTTTTACCCAAAAAGCCCAACTATTATTATTATCACATTTTATATTGTTTAAATCTTGATTAGCATATTGTTGATTACTACTGGCAGTAGTAAATTTAAATGCTTTTGAAGTCTCATCATTACATAGTGGTCCAGATAGTCCATTTAAAGGACTATTAAATACAGTTATATGTTTGTCACTAATTTGATCCCTTATTTCAGTATTGCCATTATCATTACATCTCCAATGTGATACAGCTCCATATAATTTTACGGCATCTTTATATTTACTGCTATATCCTTTATATGTTTGTATATAATCATTATATTCTGTATATGTAACATATAGTGGGTTAGTTATATATTTTATATCTAAATCATCATTAGCACCATATACTGATTCTGCACTTGTAAATTCAATATTTACATTTAGTACATCTTCAAAATCTAAATTAGGAACATTAATATATGCGTGTGGTAATGTTATAAGAATACTATTATTCCTGTCCTCTGCAATATATTCAATTTTATATTTTCTATTTACCTGTGTTAAATCTTCATTTATAGAATCTAAAAAGTCTCTAGAATGTTTAAACTTACCAGATAGGTATGATTTAAAAGACCCAGATACTGCTCTTCCCCCAACTATTAAATCTTTTACTGTTCCAACTACTACTTTAATATTCTTATCATACACCGGCATCAATGTATTTTGAATTTTTATAACACTTTCAGTTATTGGAAAATTATATATTTTATTATCTTTAGAATCAGTAATATTTAATTTAGTAAATTTATTTCTTATATAATTATCTACATTTGTATAATCTTTTATATTTGTAAAAATTATTTCGTCTGATTTATAAGCTTCTAATGATATAGCTTGTGCCGTCCATTTACCAATTAATATATAATTTATATCAAAAGATAATTCAACAGAATCTACATATACTTTATTTACTTTATATATAGCTGTAGTAGTTTTTATAAAAAAGTATAATGGTAAAAGTCTATTAACTCTTCCAAAATTTACTTTATAATAATCTTTACCTCTATATCCTGGTATACCACCCAAAGAATCCCAAAATAGTTTCTCAGGTGCAGTATGCCCAATTAGTCCATCTAATAGTGCAGGCTTTAAATATGTTAAAAATCCCAATGAAACTGGCGATATTTGATCTACGCCTGCCCTTGGTAACATTTCTGGATCTTCACCTATTATCTTTCTATAAACTTGTAAAAGATTTGCCTGTATTTTTAACTCAAATTCTGGTAATACTGCTATCTTACAAACACCATCAGTGCTATCTACAGTATTTACATATAATTCTATTTCTCTTTTTAAGCTATATGACATTTTTAGATCCAGAAAAAAGGGAGTACCAAGAATATACTCGGTACTCCCTTAGATTAGTTATTATTGAGCATAATAACGAACTACTAATTCGTCATTAATATCAATCAACTCACCAAGAGCGGTGAAATTAATCTCAGTTGAGAGTACGTCTTCAACATTAACTGAAGGAATAACCAAGTGAGCGTGATTCATGATAAAATCTACTCTTGGTGTATTCGATCCACCACCCATACTAATTGTCATTTCAAATTCTTGAGTTACAGTATTTGTATCTGCAAGAAGGTCTGTTAATAGACCACCAGTATTGTTTGAACCAGTATTTAAGTATGCTGTTAATGTACCATCTACAGCACGAGTACCAGTGAAGCTACCAATTGGAACATTAACTTTTCCTAGCTCTTCTGGAGTTAAATAAGTTACATTATTTTCAATAGTTAGTGATCCACCAGTAATTGGCATATTATAAATCTTTGGTGTTCCTGTACCTGCTACAGCTGCATCAATTGCAGTATAATTACTATCTAAAGTAGCAAATAGTGGTGTTCCACCATCAGTAATACTAATAGATGTAGTAGAGCCAGACTTAGAACTTACTACACGTAAATTACCGTCTTTAATATATGCTACTGCTCCACTTAATTGATAGTTAATTTCTCCAATAACAGTTTCTACAGTCTTACCAGTTGCTCCGGCTACAGTGATTGTTTGTGCACTTCCACCATCTACAGCAATTGTAGCAGTATATGATGTTAAATTAACTAAATCAGCAGCTACTGTTGGGTCTAAAGAATCATTATAATCTACTTGTTGATAACCAGAAGTTGTTCCAGTTGTCTTTTTAAGTGAGATTGATGATAGCTTATTCTTAATGAACTTAGCATTTGAAGGAGCAGCGGTATAGTCTACACCAGCTACCCAAGCAGTTGTATTAACTTCATCAATTGTAGAACCCATGCATGTCCAAGTTGCCATTGCAATATCTTCAATACTGAAATCAATTTCTACCGATCCTACTGCTACTTCATTTACTCTATATGTTGTATTATCTAATTTGAAAAATACATATAGCTTTAATAGTTCATGTACATCAGAACCCTTAAAGTTTACTTCCATATAGTTAGTACCTGGTTTAGCATAAGTTCCTGCTGGTCCTGGGCCAACTAAAGCTTCCCAAAGCATTCTCTCTAAACCATTATGGTTACTTGTAGCATAAAATGGTCTAACATATGTTGGAATTTCTAATTCTGCTGGATTTAGTGCAGTATTAAAAATCTTTTGGCCACGTACTGGTTTTTGTCCAGCTTCATTTAATGTAATTGTTTGTGACTCAGCTTCTTGTGAGAAACTATAACCATCTAATACTGGTACTTCCCAAGTATTGGCAGCTACATTTCCTGTTGCAACTGTAGATACAAACATTTTTGTATTACGAGACAAATTTAATGCCATTGTAATTTCTCCTTATTGATGTTAAACATCATATTGTACTTGTAAAACCATTTCTGCAACCGCCAATGGCTCTAATAACCCTTGATCAGTGTCAATAGAAATAATACTAATTAACTCAGTAGTATCCCCTGTATCCTCATCATATACTAGATTATTATTTGCATCTATAATGGCTTCTATATCTCCTAAAAACTCTTCTAATACTACATAAGCATTTTCATCTTGTATATAAACTCTTATATTTATAGATAAATATGCCCATTTAAAATTTGATGGTAAATACTGCCTTGCTTCATTACCAGCTACTATAGAAATATGTGGAAAATTATTAATTTCATCCCAGAATATAACTCTATTACTCACATTATTATACACATTAGAATCATAATCTATACCATTTAAATTATCTTTTAGTAGTGATATAATTTTATTTACAATTTTTGTTCTTTTGCTCATTTAAGTCACCACTATAGGTCTTATTAAAAATTGCTTTTGTACTTGTTGTATAGCAATTTCTCTGATTGATCTAGATATTAATTTCTCAGGATCTCTTGTATCACCTTTATATTGCCTACCACCAGGAGCAAATGTAGCATATGGGTATTTCATATAATCAAAATAAGTATTTAAATTTGATCCTACTTTGTTTATAGCTGTTACTTTAGCCGACTTAGCAAATCTTCCAGTTCTATAATTTAATACATCAGTACTATATCCAGTACCCATATTAGCTCTTAGTCTATCATGTAGTTGTGCATTTATTAAATTTTGTAACTTAAGAACACTAAAGAACTTACCATCTATAGACCTTAGTTGTGGAGCTTTAATTATTGGCGTACCATGTCCTTCAACTTTATTATTTATTAAATCAATAGCACCTTGATGTTTATTAGAATATTTATTTTGTGATCCCTTTTTACCTAAAAATCTATCTATAAGCTTATAAAGAATCATGTCAATAATACTTGGAGATCCTTTAATATCTCTAAGATAAGCTTCTACATACTCATATATATCGCTTTCTACTGATGCCAACACTTTTTGATTTATATATGTACTCTGAGGAGTTGTCATTATAAATCTAAATTTTCCAACTAAAGATGCTGCTAACTCCAAATCTTTGTCAAAAGTACATCTATATTCTATATGTGCTCTTTTTAATCTATCTAAAAACTTATCAATATCTTTAGACGCTTTAAAAAGTATCTCCTTTTCTGGTGTTCCATATGAAGCTTTTTCTGCCTCTTCTCTAAATCTCTCCGCTATTCCATAAGTCTTCATGGCTAATGGAGAATTTTTTTCTTCTAAACCAAAACTAGCCATGTGTCCTATATCAAAGGTGGATACCTTATTAGTTATAATACTTCCAGATTTACTTTTAATACTTTTTTCAACTACGCCCAAAAATGTACTTATTAATTTAGGGTCTCTACTAATATTATTAGATAAAAAATCTCTTAAAGCACTAAAAGATTTGGCTATTAATAATAACCCTTCCCCATCTTGTAGTCTATATACACCGGTAAAAGATTTTGGATCAAATGAAGCTTCATCATATACTTTTGTTTTTCCTTGTATAATATCTAATGCTATTTTATAAATTTGTGTTATATCTGACTCTGTTGGTTTCGGCATATTTGGCCCAACTTCGCTAAACCCTAGTCTTATACTTTCTTTACTAAAGTGCATTACATGAATTCCCGCATCCATCTTAGCTCTAGTTTTTTCTAATAATACATACTTTACTGTATCATTAATAAAGTCAGTAAAAATAGGTTTACTCATTATGGTGCCTTATACATTTCGAAAACTCTTTTAATATTAGCTGGTAAATTAGCTCCACCACCTTCTCTAAATCCTAAGTTTTCTATAACGTTTTCTCCAAAACTTTTTCTTGGCGTATATTCTTCACTTCTATAGTATTCTACTAAATCTAATACCGCTATTTTTAAGTCTTCCGGTACTCTTTCGTAACCCCCCTTATATTGTATCTTTACACTAAGGTCAGCTGGTATAGCTCCGGCAGTAAATGGTGTATCATACATGGATCTAACAGCATCATACCTATAATCAACATAATAGGCTGTGCCAGCAACTAAATCTGTATAATCTACTCCATTATATGAAACAGATACTTTTGTTACAGATCTTATTGGAAACTCTTGAAGAAATAATGCTTCATATTCATTACCATTAAAATACTCTGTAAA